ATGAGCAATAACATATACCTAGATTTCGATGCTTTTTTGAGATCTTTCAATCAGAATAAGGATTCCTCTTTCGCTTTCTTGTTGGGGGCAGGAAGTTCTATCAGCTCAGGAATACAGTCCGCAAATGATTGCATTTGGGAGTGGAAGAAGAATATTTTCCTGTCTAACAACTCTGATCAAGCAAAATATTTTCAGGATTACAGATCTGACATTGTAAAAAAACGCATTCAAAATTGGTTGGACAATCAAGGAGAGTATCCTGAATTGCATTCTGCGGATGAGTATTCTTTTTATGCAGAAAAGGCTTATCCTATTGAGGGAGATAGAATTAAATACTTCTCACATATAGTTGCTGATAAAAATCCATATATTGGTTATAAATTACTTTGCTTGCTCAACAAGGCAAACATAGTACGTTCTGTATGGACAACTAATTTCGATGGACTGATTGAAAGAGCGGCTCATCAAATGAACATGACCCCTATTGCTGTGAGTTTAGATAATCCAGAACGTATTTACAGAAATGATAGCAATAGTGAATTGTTATATGTTGCACTACATGGAGATTATAAATACACTAAACTAAAAAACACGATTAAAGAGTTAGATTCTCAAAACACAATCTTCGTAAATGCATTGAAACGTTACTTTGTAGATAAAAATCTGGTAATCTGCGGGTATAGTGGAAGAGATGTGTCGTTGATGCAGTCATTGAAAGAGGCTTTCTCAGAAACAGGAACAGGTAGGTTGTATTGGTGTGGTTATGGCAATGACATTCCCATTCCAGTAATTGACCTTATTAACAGTATAAAAGCATCAGGAAGAGAAGCTTTCTTTGTCCCGACTGATGGATTTGATAAAACAATGATTGGCATAACTTCAATTTGTTTTGATGGAGATGTCGATAGGCAAAAAGAAATTGAAGAAATCTTAAAGAGCATTCGAAGTGAGAACACACTTGCACCCTTTGAAATCAAGAATAACTCTATTGATAAATATGTTAAGAGTAATGTATATCCAATAGTGTTGCCCAAAGAAGTTTTTAAATTCGAAATAGAATATAGTGCAGATGAAAAAGCGTGGGAGACAATTCGAAATTTAACAAAGGATAAAGATATAGTCGCGATTCCATTCCGTCAAAAGGTATTTGCTTTATCAACTTTAACCGTAATCAATGAAGTCTTTGGTAGCCGTATTAAAAGTGAAATCACAAGAGAGCCTATATCCATATCTGATATTAAAAAGATTGGTGATTTTAAAGAGCTATTTACAAAAGCTACATTGTACGGAGTTAGCAAAAGTAGAAATCTTAATACTGATCTAAAGAGTAAAATATGGAGCACATCTCCAATTGAAACCAATAATGATGTCGCTGTGTATGATGCCATCGAATGCTCCTTGTCATTTATTGATGGTAAAGACTATGTTTTGTTGTCCATTAAACCAACAATATTATAGGGGGCAATACCAATAGTACAGAATATAAAAAAACAGATAAGTCATTATAAAACAATAGTTAGGACGAAAACAACCACTTCGAACAGCCTTCGTTAAAGTTGAATTAGATTGAATCAGCTTTTAAACGGAGGCTTTCTTTTTCCTGAATAAAATTTACCTAAGTTTAATTTGATGCGCGCCACGGGGCTAAAAATAGGCAAATTAAAGGTGTTGTTTTGAATGATTTCTAAAAAGGCGTTTAAGCGGTATGTAAACGGTAAATAAAGTGTGGCATTAGTTGTACTATTGGTTTACCACAAAAAATGCCACACTTTTTGCCACACTTTTTTTGTGTGGCAAAAAGTTGTACCGTTGGTTTTGGTTTAAAGTTTTAAAAAGTTTCTTTTGGATAAGATTTTCAAACCTTATTTATTGTGCATGTTAATCGTTCTTGTGAATTGCTGGAATTGAGCCACTAGTTCATCTAACCTATCTTCAAATTCAGCTTGTTTACGATAAAATGTATCTTGTATATTGGGTATTTTTGCTGTAAAATACCATTCGGCATACCAAACCGTATTCAGGTCTTCATTGTATATATTGAAGTTGGGATAATGTTGTTTTTCAACATTGTCAGACATACAAACAATAAAACCATGTTGTCGAAGTCGGTTCTTTAAACGCTTCACATAGGCATTACCTTCATTGTCACTTATTACATATACATAATTGTCTCGTATGCTATCCCATTCCGATCTGTCAAGCAAACGAATAATCAAATAGCCTCCATCCATTATAGAAGGTACCATACTTTGGCCTTTTACACGCACACAAAGATATTGCTTTCCATCTTTCACCATAGTAGATGGCATAGATATACATTCGACTTCTTCAATGTAACTTGGGTTCACATAGCCAGAACCGGCAGCAACAGATATATCAACGACAGGGATACGAATAAAATTACTTTTATCTGATGTAATAGATTCTATTTTGGGTGTTATTAACGGCATTTGTTCATCTATTAACATGTTTCCTCGGCCAGTCATAAGCCAATCGACACTAAGATTTGGATAAGCATAGATTATTTTCTCGCATTTATCGGAACCAATATTTTCTCCTTTGTCTAATGAACCATTAGACAAGCCTGTCTCTTGATAAAAACGATATTTACTAATACCTTTTGTATCAATAAATTGCTGTAACCTTTGAACTACACCCATAATTTAATAGTAAATTTACTCGTATTATTCTTGCATATTAGAATATTTACTACTAATATTGCAACATCATAACAGCTGTTAGTGACGTTGTAAAGATAGAAAATATTCTAAAACTAATTGTATATGGCAAAAATTTTAGTAGACACAGAGATCAGGAAAAAGCTGGAAACAATATTCCAGTGTAGGCGTGAAACCGTTAGCCTTGCATTAAACTGCAAAACTAACAGCGACCTCTCAAAACGCATCCGCAAAGTTGCAATAGACTTAGGCGGTTCTGTAAAAAAAGAAGAAAATGTAACCGTAATCAGTAAGTAATCATGAAAACATGGAGTCCTAAAGACATTGCAGAACGTACAATTGAAACGTACCCGTTTACAGGAGACTGGAAACGTATCTTTGGAGAACCCGATATACGTTTCTCGACCCTTATACAAGGGCCGGCAAAAAGTGGTAAAAGTACATTTTGCGCCAAGTTTGCCCAATATGTCAGCCAGTTCGGACGCATATTGTATATATCTGCAGAAGAACGTATCAATAGTAAGACTTTACAACAACGCATAAAATTATGCGGCGTTACCTCTCAGAACGTGCGGTTTGTGCATTTGCGTGATTTGAATGAAATTGAAAGGCTTCTACAAAAGGGTGGGTACCGCTTTGTCTTTATTGATTCCGTTCAACATGTAAAGATGAATGTAGACCAGTGGGTAAGCCTTCGTAAGAAATTCAGCCGTCGTAAATTATCCTGGCACCTGGTCATGCAAATGGGTGAAAACATTACCAAATATAAACATGAAGTGGATGTTTTGGTATTCGTGAAAGATGGCATTGCCTCTGTACACGGAAGGTATAACCGTTCCACGGCGGTTCAGGTATTTGCCAGCAACCAGCCCGATTTATTTGGAGGGCTTTAATATGAGGGCATTAATTCTACTCCTTATGTCTGTACTTATGGTTGTGTTTGCTGTCGGAGGATTGCAAACTATACAATGGTGTATAGATGAAGGTATTCCTATTCCCTGGCAAGCATACGCCATGTTAGCCAGTGTGGCTGTTTGGTGTATCATTATGGCCAACCTTCCAAAAAGAGACTTTAAACGAATGAATAAGCTGCTGGATAAGCTAGGCGGTGAAAAATAGATAAAGTTCCACTAGGAAAGCCAATGACTTGCAATTACCGGAGCGAGACCGGGGTGGAAACAATTTAAACAGTATTTAAACAATGAATGTCCGGCAAAATGACATAGTAGTACGACGCTTCCAGGAAGCCACAACCTTGTGGGTTTCGGAAAGGTATATCTGCGAGGTGCTGGGAGAAGGAATGAGTGACTATCTTTGGAAAAGAGGTAGAACAAGCTATAAAAAATCCGTTCCTCCCTGCCACCAGTCAAAGGATATTCTACCCGATACAGGGAAAGCCTGGCGTTATGCCCGTATAAACGGCCAGTTTTACTATGATTTTGACAGAATACCGGACAGGAAAGATACACAGTACCGTTCACGTCTGGGCGATAAAGATTCGTTGTTGCTGGCTGCTGATAGTTCCGTGGAAATAGGACGCAGGGCTGTCGAAAGAAGCACAACGGATATGATCCAGCAGTATGTAAACCAACGGATCAGCAATAATGACGTGACTATTTTCCGTTTTAAGAAGATAAATGGTACCTGCAAATACAACCTTGACAAAGCCCGTGAGTTGGCCGAAGCTATTGCATGGGCACGCTGCATAAAAGCCCTGGTTGTTAATGGAGGATTCAAAGAGTTCGGTATCAAAACGAAAGAGGCTTTCTATGAAACCTGTGCAACCATCCTCCACAAAAAGCAACTGGAAGGTTTTATGATTACAACCGGAGGGAGCCTCCGCAAAAAATTACATTATTTTCCGGCAGATGAATCGGAACAATATACCTTTTTTGTAACGAACCGGTTCGGTAACGATAACGCCCGTAAACTGGGTAAATACAAACTGGTAGACGAAGATACAGGCGAAATAAAACGCTTTGACATCCACGAAGCACTTATCCTAAAGCTATGGATGAACTTTGACAGTTCGGCTAAAGAAACAAAGGTTGCCCTTTGGAGCCAGTACGAACGCGATATACAATGGTTGGGCGAAAAGGTTCTGAGTTATTCCACCTTCTGCCATTATACCAACATGTATGATACACGCCTTAAAACCTACAAGGAACGTCACGGATGGAAAGCTTATGCCTCTACTTTCCTGTCATACATACCGTCTGAATCCCTCCGTTATGGAAATTCCCTTTGGTGTGCCGATGGTTCCGGAACATTAGCCTATTCTTATCTCGATAAAACCGGTAAACTCCGTTCCATGCGTCTGTATATCATTATGGTTACAGACGTTGCAACGGGTAAAATCGTAGGCTGGGCACCTGCCATAAAAGGGCAGCACAAAGAGACGCCGGAAATGGTGAAGCAAGCCGTTTTGATGGGCTTGGAAGGATGCGGACGCCGGGAGATCATGGAGTTTGTAAGCGACAACCACGGTGCATTCACTGGCGGTGAAAGCGTAGAGTTTTTGACACAAGTTTGCCGAAAGGTTAGAACCATCGAAGCGCATAACTCCCAAGCTAACTATGCTGAAACCCAGTTCCGCCTGTTTAAGAAAACAATCCGTAATGAGTTTAACTGGCTTGGGTCAAGCTGGGGTTCTACTGATATAGAGAATACCGCCAATGAGGACTACCTGAATAAAGAAACATTTCCGTCCTATGAAGAAGTAATTGGACAGATAGCCCGAAAGATAGATGATTGGAACAACCAGGTAACCCGTACAGGCGAAAGCCGTACAGAGTTATACGTTGAAAGTATCCACCCGGAAGCAAATGAAATTGATTCCCGTGTATGGCGGCATGTGGCAGGCAACTATACCAAACAGGAAATTACCCGCCAGCGTGGCAATATCGTAATCGAAAAAGCAGGACAAAAATATATGTTTGAAATACCGGATGTCGCTTCAATCAGTGAAGTGATCCGTAATTACCTGGGTTATGCTGCCACAGTGGAAGCCCATATGTATTGGGATGAAGAAGAATGCGACCTCTATACGATAGACGGACGTTTTATGTTTACCTGCTTTGCTGCCCGTAAGGCAGTTAAGAGCCACGCCGAAGAAACGGAAGAAACCGCCCATAACCTGGGACACCATGTATGGCGCCAGGTAGCCCAGAAAGAGGCTGTTTTACAATATGAAAACGAAGCCCGCGAAGTCGCAGACTGGCTGGATGAACAACTGCCGTACGGCGTAGCTGCCAAACTTAATGGCGGTAAGAATGCAAAAGAGGTTACCAACGAACGAAAAGAACGTGCCCTTGAAATAAAGGCAAACCGGAAAAAAGAGGTTGTCCCTTCTTCCAGCCAAGACGAAGACGAATATATGCAAATGAGAAAGAAACTATATAAAAACAATTGATATGATAACATTAGAACAAAAACGGGAAATTGCACAAGCCTGCATTGATTATGCAACCGCTAACGGTTGGGTAAGTGATAAGACAACCGGGGTCAACCAGATGGCCACTTTTACGAAAGTGAATGTCATGTATGTATCACATATTTTACGTTTTGATTTTACGTATAAGGATTCAAAAACAGGAGAAAACAAGGAAATAGCCGAACGTTGGTTCCGGCAATTGGCCGAATGTATCGGCATGAAGCTGCAAAAAGAATACTGGCCACATGTTGACACCCCACAGTATAATGCAATCGACCTTGAACTACGCGAATCATTGGCAACGAGTGCTACCCGTGTCTTGATTTGTGAAAGCGGATCAGGGAAGACATATACGGTTGACAGGTTTAAAAAGGAATTTCCGAACCGTGTATTTGTTATTACGTGCCACCGCTATGACACGGTAAATGACCTGATAGATAAGATGGCAGAAGCAATGGGACGTACGGCGGAAGGCAAAAGCATCGGCAGGCGCCTTACCATTTTAAACGTATGGTTATACACACAGGGGCGTTTTGACGGGAGCAAGCCGGTTATCATCTTTGACGAAGCCGAAAACCTGACACTTAGCACATTCCAGGCATTGAAAGCCATGTACGATACAATCAATTGGAGTTGTGCTATTGTCCTGATCGGAACCGACCAGCTCATAAATACAATGGAACGGTTGAAGAATAAAAACAAACAGGGCATGCCCCAATTCTATCGCCGCTTTAAAGCCGGAATCCGGTATATCACGCCGATGGATCGTGACTTTAATGTATTCCTGGCGGATAAGCCTTTCCCTGTTGCATTCAAAAATACGATCCGTAGCCTGTGTGAAAACTACGGGGAATTGCATGACTTCCTTGTACCGGCTATGCGTGAAGCTGACGAAATGGGGGTACCGTTCACAGAACGCTTCTTCCGTATGAAATACCAATTACCGGTTAAAGACTGATTAATCATTATTAAAACATCATTTATATGGGACTTAATTTAGATAAAAAGGCCATTTGCGCCCAATGCAGGAAAGATAAAGTACATGCGGATGTATGCCGGATGAAAGACAAATCCCTTCGGGATCAGGTAGAAATAGAATTTTCGGTGTGTGGAGTGTGTGGGAAAGGCTATTGCAGTCTCCGGGCTGATCCCGACAAACGGCAATGCGAGTTCTGCGAAGATTCCATTTATAATAATGTGAATGAAGACGGGACTTTGGAATGTGAGCTGGTCTGGAAGAAAAAAGACTAATCCCGAACGGTTAACGGGGCGGTTCGATTCCGCCTCCGGGAACAATAATAATCACTTAAAATACAATCAAATGAAGGCAAACGAAGAAAACCTAAAGCAAAAGCGGAAAGTATTCCATGTGTTGTTGGCCAAAAGTATGATGCTACAGGCAAAGCCGTACATGCTCGAGAGCTATGGGGTCGAATCAACCCTTGATTTATCTGAAAGCGCACTGGACGAGTTAATAGCCCGTGTACGCCGGATCATGTATGGTAAAGAAGAAGATACAGACAAGACTGTCCGTGAATTACGTCACAAATGCTTACGTATTATATCAGAAATCGGTATTGATACAAAGGATTGGGAAAACGTAAACTGGTTCATGATGAATCCACATGTATGTGGCCGTATGCTGTATGAATTGGACGAAGAAGGTTTGCGTGCTCTACGGATGAAGCTGTATGCTATCCGTGACGAGGTTGAACGCCGCCGGATCACCAGCCAGGAGGCACAATTAAAAGAACAGCGGCTTGCCGCATTAAACTAATGCCGCCATGGTAAAAATCAAACAAGACAGGAAAGTTACCACTCCTGCCGACCGGGAGGAAATGAAGCGCCTGGAAGAAGAAAGCGACCGGATTCTGGATTTGCTTTTCGAGAATCCAACAGACCAAAAGCTACTGGATAAGCTTAACCAGATAGATGTTGCCTATGTCCGGTTGTCGGGTGAGAAATCAATGGAGTATTAATAACATAAAACAATTACAATCATGACAGATTTAAGTAAACTATCAAGTGAAGAAATTGCAGTCCTGCTCAAACAAAAACGGGAAGAAGAACGCCAGGCTGCACTGAAAAAGCGGGAGGCTTACGAAGGTATCCGTGCCGAATTGGTACAGAGGGTGTCTACAAAAGTACGTTCCGTATGTGAAGAAGTAAAGGGCTTGCATACTTTCTGCGTGTCCGAAATGGGCGCTTTCCGTCAGGTCTTGGCTGAATACGGACAGCTTCGCAATGCGGAACAAATGAACTATACGGTACAGGAAGGTGACTTTAAAATAGAAGTAAAAGCCTGTAAAGTAAAGAAGTTTGATGAGCGTGCCGATGCTGCAGCAACCCGCCTGATCGAATTCCTGCAAGCATGGATTCAGGGAAAGGAAGACGGGCAGGATAACCCGATGTACCAGTTGGCAATGACCTTGCTGGAGCGTAATAAGTATGGCGATCTGGACTACAAGTCCATAAGTAAATTATATGACCTGGAAGGACGTTTCAATGACCCGGAATATTCCGCTATCATGTCCCTGTTTAAGGAAAGCCATTTGGTAGAAGGCACTTCGGTAAACNGTAAATAAAACAGCATGTGGGATTACAGGCCCGATAGAATATCTGCAAGATCAAAAATGTTATTCTACAATTAACAATAACGACTCGGACGGGATTCAGCAGTTCATAACTTTACCAAATGAATTGTTACTGAATACTCAGGTTTTTACAGTTCAAGTCGTTGGAAAGGACTATACTAATAATCGGAATGGCGCTTATATAGGTATTCATAATAATCAAAATGCTGATACCCAATTTGGTATTTGGCCTATTGTGGGTTACATTGAATATTATACGTATAATAATGGCAATGTGCATGCTACCAGATTCCCTGTACAGCTTAATACAATTATGTCATTATCCGGTTCAAGAAACGGAGGGGCTACATGTAGAAGTTTTGCAAACGGTTTATTTAGTAATGTGAACGCATCTTCATCTGGTGGTAGAGCCGGTAACTATCTTTTTCGTGATTCAGCAGGTTGGAATTTAAGAGCCGCAATTTATTGTGCTCGTATTTACAATCGACAATTGTCAGACAAAGAAGTTCTATATAATTATGAAATTGATAAAAAATTATTTGGGGCTATTTAGCTCACATCTGGAATACAGGTGCTATAGTAACAGGCGACAGAAGTTCATCGACCCAGGCCAGAAGTTTTGCTGCATTGAATTAAACTTAAAACGATTTAAACGATGATTATATACGATAAAAACAACGTTAAGATACTGGATATTCCGGTAGATGATTCCAGTTACCGGTATAGAGCGATCCGGCAGGGTGATAAGGTGTATCTTTATTTCTCCCTGACTGAGCATGTCGAAATCCCAGTATATAGTTATATTGAGTATCAAGGGCAACGTTATACACTTTGGTCGCCAACAAACCTGACAAAACACGGCGAGCGGAACCTGGAGTATAACGTTGAGTTTGGAGGCTGGTGGGAGATGTTGAACCGGACGAAATACAAATTCTTATCTGGTATGCCCCACAAGTTAAAGTTTCCACTAACGGCCACACCCCGTATGTTTATGCAGTTACTGATCGACAACTTGAACCTGCACGATTCAGGATGGACATTAGGAACTTGCATCGAGGCTACGGAAAAGGTGTTAGCCTTTAGCCACGAAAGTTGCATGGAAGTTCTAAACCGTCTAGCAGATGAATTTAATACAGAGTTTGAATTTCTTGGTAAAACAATCAACTTTGGTAAGGTCGAGCGCTTCAAGGATGATCCATTGCCTTTGTCCTATGGTAAAGGCAATGGATTTAAGACTGGAATAGGCCGCCAGAATCAAGGAGAGAAAGCCCCTGTAACTATACTGTATGTACAGGGCGGAGATCGTAACATCGACAGTTCCAAATATGGAAGTACTTCTTTGTTACTGCCTAAAGGGCAGGAACTGGAATATCAAGACAGGCGCTATAAAACAGATGCTGACGGTATGTATATTACGCGTGCTGATCACGAACTAACCGTATATAATGAGGACGGTTACGATGCAACCAATATCTACCCGTCGCGTGTGGGTACGATTAGCGAAGTGATTACGGTCGATAAGGATAAAAACTTCTATGACATCAGAGACAACACGATCCCTGATGCACTGGACTATTCCAAATGCCGGATAGCTGGCGAAAAGGCAACTATCATCTTTCAATCCGGGGTCATGGCAGGGAAAGAGTTTGACTTGGAGCAAACAGATAGTTCTCTAACAGGTTATATCCATTCCGAACGGCGTTTTAAAATAGTCCCGCAAGAAATAGATGGTATCATAATGCCGGACGAAACCTTTAAGCCATCCGTTGGAGACAAGTATGCCATTTTCAATATTGCTCTGCCGGATGCTTATGTATGTGATAATGCAACAAAGACGGGGGCAAGCTGGGATATGTTTCGCGAAGCCGCTCAATATATGTACGAGAATGAAGATGAAGCCTTTACCTTCACTGGTGAACTAGATGGTATCTATGCCAAAAAGAACTGGCTTGCCATTGGAGGAAAGCTGGTTCCTGGTGGGTATGTATTATTCAGTGATACACAGTTCCAAAAAGATGGTATATCCATCCGAATAACCGGTATAAAAGATTATATAAACAAGCCACACAGTCCCGAATTGGAGTTGTCCAACACACCGGTAGCAGGTTTTGTATCCTCTGAATTGGGCAAGATAGATGGCAATGAGGTAAAAGACGAAGGGAGGCATAATGACGCGCTTTCATTCACTAAACGCCGCTGGCGGGATGCGGTCGAAGGCCTTTCGATGCTGGAAGATGCTATTTCTGGATTCAGTGCTTCAATTAATCCTATCACGATTCAAACAATGGCAATGCTGGTAGGAGACGAAAGCCTGCAATTCCGTTTTGTAAACAGCAAAACAAACCCGGCAGAGATCATACCGAATATTAAATATAACCAACAGACAAAAGTATTTACAGCCCCGGCAACCATTTTGCAGCACATGACATTGGGCATTAATAAACTGTCATCTTCACATACAGCTTCGGAGTATAAATACTGGGACATGTCGGCTTATACTTCGCCTCCATTGGATGAGGCAAGTGCTATGTACCTGTATGCTAAATGCAGCAAAACAAGTACAGCGGGATCGTTTATACTGAGTAAAACACCGTATAAGATGGATGCCGGAGATGGTTACTACTATTTTCTTACCGGGGCACTATCGAGCGAATACGAACAGGAGCGTAGTTTTGTAACAGTGTATGGCTTTACTGAGATACTACCTGGACGGATTACGGTTGGTATGATTGTTAGCCCGGATGGTCAGACGTATTTTAATGTAGCACAAGGAGAGTTCGGGGGAAAGTTTGTATTTAAGTCCGCATCTGGTTATAACAACATAACCGACCGCCCCAATCTCCAACCGCTTTATGATGGAGTTAACGATGCCCTGACAGACGCTGAAAACGCATCTAATGCAGCTAATAACGCGGCTGGTATAGCAAATAGTAAATCGACAGTTTATTACTATAAACCGTCTAGTGGTATGAAAATAAATGATCTCTGGGTGGATGGAACCAATATCTGGCGATGGAGTGGCTCTTCGTGGGTTAAGGCTTCGGCTTACGATAATACTCTGACATCGATAAATGGAGGACTTGTAACTACAGGCGCTGTAGCTTTTGGCAGTACAGGAGGCATGGCGTCATCCGGTACTGTCCGAATTTGGTCTGGAGGAACTGCAGGAGCAAATGGACAACCGCCGGCGTCTCCTACATTTAGGGTTTATGACACAGGTAACGTTGAAAGTCGAGGTTCTATGTGGATAGCGAATGCCAATGGGGAAAGATTGGCCGGTTTCTCGGGGGATGGAACGGCGTCAAATTCTATCCGTATATGGGCAGGAAATGCTAATCCTGCAAACGCATATTTTCAAGTGAGACAGGACGGGACAGGCAAATTTGGAGGATTTAACTTTGAACAAGATCAAATAACATCATCAATTAATTTACGAGGTGGAAAAATGATATTAAATCCGTCCGGCGGTCTTTATTTTAATGAATCAAATTCAAAATTTGCAAGAATGGGTCCTGCCACAGTTTCTATGACTAGTGGATTAACAGGACTTTTGTCCATATGTGATGCAGAGACAGATAATGGATTAACGTCTAAGACATTAATGAATTTATTTATTGGAAGATCTGTTTATTCAAATGTTCCACAGGTTTGGATAGAATGCAAACATTTTAATAATACAGGTTGGGGTAGTGCATTTAAGGTAGAGTCTCGTTATTTGGATAACGCTGATGCACAAGAAAGGACTTGTATAAACGCAGGGGCTTTAATGGATTTTAATCAGATAAAAAAGATAAGCGGTCAAGAACCAGAGCTTTATCCTATGTACTGGGATAATAAAAGTCAATATCTATGCTATAAATATTAAATATAAATATATGGAACTAACATTAAAAGACAGAGTATTAATACTCAACAACGTGCTGCCGATGTACGACAACAGAAAAAATATCGGTTTGAAAATCTCTATTTCAGAGAAAGTGCAATTATCAGACACTGAGCAAAAGGACATTGTTACTACTCCTGTAGGAAATGGAGAGTTTGAGGTTTCCTTTAAAACCGTGGACGCAATGACAGGTATTAGATCATTTGATTTCACAGACGACGAACTGATGTATCTTAAACAACGTGTAGACTTTATAGATCGAAACGGTATGTTCTCAGCGGAGACTATCGAGTCATACACAAAAATATTGGATGAGCCTTTTGTTTCCGTCGACAAACAAGCAGAGTGGAATAAAGCACAAGGCATAGATACGGGACAGTAATATTATTGTTAACAAGTATAAGTTTGACGTTTAAGTACCATTTAATGACTACTTAAACGTCAAACTATTTTTTTACTTTTCGTTCTGAAAAACTGTACTGGTGGTTTTGCCAATTATAATATATATAGTTTCTGAACAAGAGATCACAAAAGACATGAAGTTGGCTTTGGGGAAGAAGCACTTAGAGAAGTTGCGAAATAAATTTTACGATGAGAAAATTATTGCTTGGGAGAATGTATTATTTAAAAATCATCCTCTAATATTTGATATTCCCATAAACTCTAAAAGTGATTTTAAAATTAAAATAGGCAACAATAGACCCTTTTCTTCTATTCATGTTTTAGATAATAAGTTTAGGAAATATCCTTTGAAAGACATTGATTTCAAGCGAGTAATATGGCATGGAATTCAATTTATGGAGCCTCAATTGGAATTTATTAATGCAAACACATCCAATATATTTCGAGATTATCATCCAATGAGAGGGTTGACAAATCACAAACCATATGATTTTGAATCTAATGGCATTTTATTTTCTGAAGACGTAAAATTAGGTATTGTTTGTCCACAAAGTTATTCAGAGAGATTTTATGCGTTTTTGCAAGGTTTGAATACCACTATTTCAGTCAGTTACAATGCTGATTACATGATGGATTATATCGGATTTCAAAAGATATATAATATACCAATTGACATTCCAAATGTTGGGTCAGATAAATGGGTAGATATTTCTCTAAGACACAATAATGCTGTTGAGCTAGCAAGAGCGATTTGTCAGAAGATTGATAATATGCATAATAGTTATTGTAAAGCGGTGGCTGTAATTTTCATCCCAACTATATGGGAGGGATATAAGAAATTTGAAGATCAAGGTGAAATCTTTGACCTTCATGACTATATTAAGGCCTATGCAGCTCAGAAGAATATCACAACCCAAATCATCCAAGAGTCAACATTAAGTGACCCTTTGAAAGTTTCTGTGTATTGGTGGCTTTCGCTTGCTTTCTATGTCAAGTCGATGCGTACACCTTGGGCATTATCAAATCTCAATCAAGAAACAGCTTATGCTGGAATTGGATATAGTATTAAGCGAAATAAATATGGAAAATCCGATATTGTTTTAGGGTGTAGTCACATCTATAATGCAAAGGGAGAGGGGCTAAAATATAAATTATCAAAAATAAATAATGTTCAATTTGACAAGAAGAAAAATCCATATTTAACTTATGACGAGGCGTTCAAATTAGGTGTTTCAATTAGAGAGCTATTTATGCTATCTATGAATACATTACCTAAACGTGTCGTTATTCATAAAAGAACTCCATTTAAAGTCGATGAGATTAATGGAATAAAAGATGCTTTAGATAAAGCTGGCATTGAGGATGTTGACTTGATTGAAGTTAATATGGAGTTAAATATTCGCTATTTAGCTCAAAAAAACAACTATGGTTCATTAGAAACTGATGGATTTCCCGTATCTAGGGGAACCTGTATTTTGACATCTAAAAATAGTGCTTTATTATGGACACATGGCATTGTTCCATCTGTCAGAAACGAGTCTTATAAATATTATTTAGGAGGTCGTAGTATACCGGCACCATTAAAAATAATCAAACATTATGGCAATGGTGATTTAAATACAATAGCGACAGAAATATTAGGTTTTACTAAAATGAATTGGAATTCATTCGACTTATATACAAAGCTACCCGCAACCATTGACACCTCTAATACTCTTGCGAGAATTGGTAATCTATTGTCTCGATACGATGGAAAAACATACGATTATAGATATTTTATTTAATACTTAATGATGGGATGCATACTGTTTTACAAAGTATAATAATGCAGAAAATAGTAACTGAATAACAATTGGTTTAGAGTTTTGACAACATGATTGATAATTGGTGCATCCGTCACTGCAACGGCTGTCCTGCATTAGAATATAACATTTCACAGTAGAACAGAACCGCCGCAGTGGGTTTCGATCGTGGCGGTTTTTATATGTCTTTCGGTATCGTGATGACTCTTATTAAAAATTCGTCACAAACTTCTCTATCTGATTCAATTTTTTGGAGAGTGTTGCCATATCTCGGTCGATGGTCGTGTCGCTGATTTTGGCATAAATCTGAGTCGTTTTGACACTCGTGTGTCCAAGTAAACGGCTAATCGTTTCGATAGGGACACCGTTGAGCAGGCACACTTCCGTTGCGAAACTGTGCCGGGCTGTGTGCGTGGTCAGGTTCTTTTTAATACCGCACAGGTCGGCAATCTCTTTCAGGTAGCTGTTCATCTTCAGATTGCAGGGAACGGGCAACAAAGTTCCTTTATCCATGCAGTAAGGGTTATCCTTATACTTTTCAAGTATCTGTTTGGGAATGCTCAAAAGCGGGATGTTACAGAGGTTGTTTGTCTTTTCACGGGGTTTCACTATCCACAGGTTGCCGTTGCTGTCCTCTGAAATGTGTTCGGGGCGCAAGTTATACACGTCTATGAATGCCAGCCCGGTATATACGCAGAAGATAAAGACATCCCGTACCAGTTCCAGCCGTTCAATCCTGAACTCTTTCTGCCATATCCGGTTTATCTCGGCTTGGCTTAGGAACTGTTTGTTTACCTCCACCTCGTGAAACTTGATTCCTGCAAACGGGTTCTTTGTCAGCCACTCGTTGGCAATGGCAAGGTTTATCACTTTCTTAAAACATTTCATGTACCGGATAACGGTATTCTGTGCGCAATGCTTCTCCGTCTTTAGGTATAAATCGAATTTGCGTACCAGTTCCCCGTTTACCTCACGCAACAGCATATCATCTACCTTGTAATCCCGTTTAACCAGTTCCATGAGGTATTTAAGGCAATTGTCGTAACGTCTTACGGTGATGTCGGCATAGTCCGTCCCGATTAGCTTCCGGCAGTTGTCGTTATGTTCCTTGAATACATTATACAATGTCTTGAAAGTCTCGTCCTTTCCCTGATAGCGGTTCACTATGGCACGTGCGGAGATAATCTTTCCCTCCAGTTCCAAGTCTTGGTAAATCTGATAGAATTTCACACGCAGGGCGTCAATGTAATGGTTAAGTTCTACGGAGTTTCGGTCTTTGCCTGTCGATTTCTCTTTTTCCTGCGACCAGAGTGGGACTTTTACGCTCCGCTTTAGTTGAAGTTCCACGTATAGGCGGTCATAAGTGACACGCACACGCACGGGTGCTTCCCCGTTTTTTAACAGTTTGCTACGCTTGATGAAGAACAACACGCTGAATCTTTTTCTTTCCATACGGCTCGATTTTTAATGATACAAAGTTAGGAAATCGAACCGAGAACCCTGTTATGTAAAATAGTGCAACGTGCTGTAAAAGAATGAAGTAAATACCTCGCAGTGGAACATTCCGGGCTTTTAAAAACAGTCCCTTGAATAAGGACGTATGGTTTGCTTCAATCCCACTAATTTTGCTTACTCTTGGAAAAGAAAAATCCCCGACTTCTTTGAAATTCAGGGATTTACATCGTTTTGCCTTCTTAAAAAGTGGTGCCACCAGGAATCGAACCGGGGACACAAGGATTTTCAGTCCTTTGCTCTACCAACTGAGCTATGGCACCTTGTTTTGATTACGGGTGCAAAGGTAAACATTGTTTTCAATTTTACAAGAATTCGTTGGGAAAAAAATAGAATTGTGCTAAAAGGGAGAGAAGTTATGGATTGTTTTTTGAAAAAAATGGCAGATTTTATTTGCAGGTTTGATTTTATTACTACCTTTGCAGCCGTAATAATAAAAGCAACGGGATGTAGCACAGTTGGCTAGCGCGCCACGTTCGGGACGTGGAGGTCGGAAGTTCGAGTCTTCTCATCCCGACTGTAAAAAGGTCAATCATTTGATATTCAAGTGTTTGACCTTTGGTCGTTTTAAGCTGCCGGGACAGATACGGGACAGCTTTTCAATAGAGAATTAATATTAAGTATAACCTTTTGCGTTTCAGTAGATTAATTAATCCTAAAACGTAAAAAAAAAATGCAGTTACCTCAAAAAAACGGCGCTTCTGCAATAAAGAGTATCATGGCTTATACATACCCCCGTCTTTATACCGGGAAAGAATGGTATGTTGGTTTTTACGCTTTTGATCCGGTGCGGAACACGATGCGACGGAAAAAAATTAAGATTAATTTTATTGACAAGGCCGCTGATCGGCGCCGATATGCGAACAATCTCATGCGTAGGATCACAGATCAGTTGGATAAAGGGTGGAACCCCTGGATAGAGGCCGACAATGCCAAAGCCTATCATACGTTTCGCGATGTATGCGATCAATATAAGCGGTATTTAACGAAACTGGCTGATGATGGCCATTACCGGAGTGATACGTATGTATCATATTGTTCCTATCTCCGGAATATAGAGCTGTATAACCAAGACAAGAAAGTGCCTATAATTTACATATATCAGTTCGACAGGGAGTTCGTCAGTGACTTTCTGGATCATGTCTACCTTGACAGGGAAAATACACCGCAAACGCGCGATAATTACCTCGGTTTTCTAAAAACTTTCAGTTCGTACCTGGTACAACATTCGTATATCAAAGTAAAGCCGACCGAAGGAATATCCTGTTTCGGTAAACGGCTGAAGAAGAAGAAACGTACCATAATTGAGGAAGGGGATATGATCCGGCTACATGATTATCTGCAGGAAAAAAACAAATATTACTTACTGGCCAGTTATGTTCTACACTATTGCCTTATCAGGCCGAAGGAAATGTCTATGATCCGCCTAAAGGATATATCGCTTAAAAAGCAGACTATCTACATTAGTGATACGGTATCAAAAAACCGCATGGATGGCGTTGTTACTCTTCCGCGTAAGGTGATCGAATTAATGATCGATTTGGATATTTTCCGGCATGCCGGTGATGATTACCTGTTTAGTACCGGTTTTAAACCAGGGGCGGAATACCGGGATGAAAAGCAGTTCCGGGATTACTGGAGTAGATATGTTCGTAAAGACTTGAAGTTTCCTGACAGGTATAAATTTTACAGTCTGAAAGATACCGGCATCACGTCGATGTTAAAGCTCTACGATCCGATCACAGTCCGGGACCAGGCGCGACATGCTAATATACTGATGACAGAAATATATACACCGCATGATATACAGAATGCAAATCATTTAATAATGAACCATGAAGGTGTATTTTAAATGAAAAAGGGGAGCTGTGCCGGCTCCCCTTTTGGTTACTTACGGAAAACAACCCAGTGGGGCTTCCCTTCTATAAAATCGACCTCAAAACTTGCACTATTCATCAGCTCCGATATTTCAGCTATGCTGATCGATACCATTTCGGACAGTTCCCGGACTATATCGGCACTTGTGATATAATCTTTATTCTCATTGTCTCCAAGTACCTGATAGTTCTCCTGTATGTAACGTACAGCGATATCTCTTTTTAAACTCTTTTCGTCACACATTTTTAACCTCCTCTCCATTCAATGTTGCAAATATTTCTTTGATATAGCATAGTTCCGAAATGAGTCTTAATGCGATTACCGCCTGTTCCGGTTTAGCGCCATCATTTTCTTTCGCAATATATGAGATTGTAGAATCAAACACTTTCAATGAATTTTCCATTGTCCCGTCATTTTGTTGATACCATTTAATGTTTTCTATCAATGCGGGTGTCAGATTTATACCTTCAATTGTCATTCCTGGCCTCCTTTCTTATCTTAAAATAGTTAGTAACAACGGGAATATGAAAAATATCACACATCCAAAAAAAATGGTGAATGCAATAGCTTCTGTCAGAAACTTGGCGTCCTGCACAGTTGCACGATTAAAATCCAGGAACGAAGGAAGGGCGCGGCGATAAAAGGCGGCGACATTTTCCCATGTAAATGGGTTACGGATTGTGATTGTAACAAGTTCCCGTCTTTGGGAAGTTGATACGGTTAATGAATTTGACTTCATACTTTAATGTTTGTTTCGCATTATAGGCAGAAAAAAAGAACGGCTGCCATTTCCCTTGTTGCGAAACAAACATCAAAGTAACCTCCGAAGAGTCCTAAAAATGCTGGGAAAGGCAACCGCCTTATATTATGTATTGCTCACGACATAAATGTCGATAGCAAAAGAATGGGCATAAAAAAAGCCCGACGTATGTCTGAGCCACTAACCGGGACTCTATCGGCAAGGTCTAACCCTGATGTTGTTTCGCACTGCAAATATGAGTATAATATTTGGACTGTGCAAATAAACAATCAGAAAGTAAGATTTATACCTATTCCTTCGTTGGCTGGTTTTAAATAAGCAAAGCCTTTTTCTTGATCATGGACTTTTCCAGCTTTGCCTATTGTTATAGCCCCTTTAAACCCATATACAATGGCTACAATTCCGCATACACCTCCAATACCCAACATGGCATATTGACCTCCCTTTTGGTCTATAAAAGCAGAAGTTCCGCAAAAAATACCGGAAGCAATACCTGTGCATCCTGCAGTAATAAACTCTTTTGATGCTTTTTGTAGCAGTAATCCAGAAGTTTGTTCTTGCAATGACTGTTTGTTTTTGGTCGCTTTTTTTGTTTGGATCACCTTATAAGGTCCTGGCCCGAAAAGAGATGTTTTCTTTTGTTTTTCCTGTGCAAAAATGGTAATGCTACAAAAGAGCATCAATACTAGTAAAATCTTTTTCATATTATGTATATATTAAAAATTGAAGGGGACAAAGATATAAAAAAAACGTCCTATTCTCACGAACCGGACGGTGGGTGTTAAGGTGTTTTGTAAATGAGAGTGAACTTTAACTGTCAAGCTCAGCATGACAGTTGTAATTTATTTTGATTATTTATACGATTTGTGTCTGTTCCAACTATTAGGCTTAACCCAATAGTTGAACCGTTACCCTGAAGGTAATGGATTATTCTTCATCGAAGTTCAGTTGCTGTTGTCTATCCTGGATTTCCCATTCTTCAAAGGTTAATTCTTTTGCTGCATCCATTCGCTTTTTTGCTTCGGAAAGTTCCTGTTTAGCTTTATTGAAGTTCTCCTGAATTGATTGGTAGTTTTCATATTCGCTGGCCAGTCGCTTTTGTTTAACTTCATTGAAGCGGGAATAAGCGGTAAAATGATGATATAAGGCTCGATAACATTCTAACTGGTATTTCTCGACCGCTTCTTTTGCTTCTGGTGCCACGTTGGAAGAATTAATGGTGAACAACCAACCAAAAACAAATTCTAAGGGTAGACAGAACATTTCGCGTTCTTTTTTATCAGCTCCAACTGCGGTGCACAGCACCGAGGTTGAAGATAATAGAGGATGTTCTTTTATCTTTTTTCTTTGCGATTCGACATCAATACCTAAAATGTCACAAATAGGTTTGATAGGTACAAATTTTTCAGGTTCGTTACTTGCAATGATAGCGATGTTGTTTACTTTAGCAATAATCTTTGTTTCCATAATATAAAAAAGAGGTATGGTTTCGGCGGATGCAACGCCTACTCCCAATACCTTTAAAATTTCTTTCTGATGCTGTCGTTTGCATCTCGATCAGCACGCCTTTCATTAACGTACTGCAAAAATATAGTCAAAATTTCGGAAACCCCTGCTATAAAATGGGAGAGTTTTAGTGCTTTTGTACTGTAACAAAGTTTAACAAAAACGGAAAACAATCGGTTCTCTTTTGCGCTAAAAGTGACTAGACTATGTGATCTGTTAAAACTCAAACAGAAAGCTGTAAAAAACCCCTGTGCGGTTCGAACACAGGGGTTTTGTGTCAGATAACAGTCTATCAACATTTGATGGACAGCGAACCAATTTTATTACTGATATCGCGTAAAGCAAAATTCAATGTGTCTATTTCTTCCGGACTGAGTTTGTAAACTTGCCCTCTAACGGCATTACCGTTAATGCGCTGGTACAACCAGGCACGGCTTTTACCAAAATATTTTTTAGCAATGTAGGAGAGAGAAACAACTTCTGAAATATCTTTCAGTTGTTCTTTTATAGTCAATTCTTTGTCAATCTCCTTCATTTCCGACTTTATGTCATCCAGTTCCCCCAAAAGGTGTTTGCGGATCGTCTTTTTGTCTTCCGGAGATGTGTAACGGGCTTTCATATCTACCAGGAATAAATCCAGTTCCTTTCCGGAAAGGGAATCCATTTTTTTTAGATCATCTTTTAATGTACTCATAATATAGGGGTTTTATGTCCCCTCCGGAGAGGGGACGTCTTTACTTTTTCTTCTTTAATTCCTCAATGCGCTGTTTTAGCTTTACAATCTCATCTAACATTTTGTCGGTTTCGACTTCGTCCGTGTAGGGTTCGATTTCAAATACAGCGACTTTTCGTTTCCAAGAATAGATTCGAGCCTCTACCTGAGCAATTTTAAATTCTAGTTTTTGAATATCGTCCATCATTCTGTTTTTAATATTAGTATTCTTGTTATCTGACAATGCAAATATACATAATCTTTTGATTATGCACAAAGGAAAAAGACAAATTTATTTCACTTCATAGAATATGCCGGTAACTTCCGGGTGTATTCCATCGTTGGTAATCCTGTATTCTAGTTCTTTGCAGATAAACAGTTTATTGTTTAGCAGGAATTGCGATTGTATGTTTGGCATAGTGTTAATAATGAATTTTATCGTGTATTCTTTTGTCGCGCTGATCTGCTGGCTGGGTTGATAGTACCGTTTTACAAGTCCTTCGGGACCAACTAGCCTAAAAGTACCGTGGCTTTTTTGATACCAGGAAGTGGTATTGTCATTATCTGCCACGTTATCCGTAAGAGTGAAATAATATCCTAAATCCGAAGGATGGAAGGTACACAGAGAAACAGGTTTTTTATTTGCGTTAAAGTCGCTTACTCCATTTTCTATTAATTGCCTGATATTCTTTGCCTCTTCTTCTTCGGTATCGTCAGCTCCCGGTAGATATGGCATTCGTTGCGTTACTACATACATACTATCGTTGGGTCTTGATATGTATAGACAAGGGAAAAAACTTAGTTTCAAATAGTCATCATCCGGATTTGATGTATATTTTCGAAAGGTGTTTACCTTTAGTAAGTTTTTAATGTAAACAGATGCACCTGTCGGGCTGTTAAGCCATTTGTAAAGATATTTATCAAGAACATAGTATGTGTCTGTCTCGGTTACATAAAACAGGGTATTGGAGTTATAGTATTGATCGAAAATATCATCCGGTAAAACTTCGTCTTTGGAGTTTGTTAGCTTCTTAACCAGATCGGTATATGTTTTTGATTCGTTTATAATAGCTTTTTCCAGTACACTTTCATCAATGTTCTGGTATTTGTAATCTTTTGAACTGGGAAGATCGTAACAAACGTTTTTATACGAAATGCGCGGATCATCGTCTACTGTTGTCCGTTCGAAAGTGTCCAGTACATTTTCAATCGTATAGGTACCTGTTTCTGCTTTAGATGAAGCACAAAGAATGCGAACACTGCGGTTTGCATCATTAATGATAAAAACAATATTCATCAACTTTTCGCATTCTTCCAAAAACTCTTTTACTTTCCAACCCGGTAGTATTTTGTTGTATTCGCCGGTTTGGTCGTTATTCAGAATAAAGATACGGGAAAGGAAATCGTCATTCCTGGCTTCGTTATACTCAATGACATACCCTAAAGCTGATAATATTTTTTCGATCATTGCCAGTAAATAGGGTTGGATTGCCAAATTTGAAAAATTATAGGGCTTATTCAAAATTACATCCATAGACATTTCCCGGTGATCGTTGTATATTTTGCTACCAATCTTCACCATTGGACAGGCGAAAGCTACTTCCGGAAATCGTTTTCTTATTACCTGGTTAAATCGTTCGCTGCTTATATCGGTTTCTTTTCCCAAATCGAGCGATGAAATGTAAGAGTCTGCCCCGATGAAATAATTCAGTTCCGAGTTTCCAGAAAGTAATTGGATTTTTACTTCTTCATTAGTATTACTGATAAAGGCTTCCGTCCCGTTTAAGATCACATGGCCGTTCGATATAAGAACGGCGCTTCTACCCTCAATTACGGCCGCAGATTGCAGCCGTTCAATATGTTTGTACAGTATTGAGTTATTCCGCTCTTTTAGAGAAAGCGAAAGATCAAGGGTAAAAGTGCCGTTTTTGGTAATAAGCGGGTTTTGCTGTTTGACTTTTAAGTCCATTCCTTTCGGTAATACAACTTGTTTCCCATCAATAAATAAATCTGTCATCGTGTAGCGTTTTTGATTAGTTTATCATAGTCTGTTAAGTTTTGTTTTACGCCTCTTGGTCCATCGACGTAAACTTCGCCTATGAACGGTTCTTCCAGTTTTTTACGTATAAGAGCTATCATTCGTGTATTATTATCGAGTGCCCGAATAATATCCGGATTGGTAGACGCTGTTTGTCCGATTGAAACCGGCATATTGTTTGGTGTACCGGACGATGGAGTGGAAGAACTACCTAGAGCGCGTGCCATGTCCGGTCCAGTAAGGGCGGCAACATTCCCGGTACGTTGTGCGTAGTCCATGATATCAAATACCGGACGTAAAATTTGAACGGTTTTCTTATTGGCGACAAATTCGCCGCCATGTGTCTGTATGAGTTTCTTTTTTTCGTATTTGCCACCTTCACCGGTATAACCGCCGTCCCACATGTTGGCTGCCTGTTCACGTGCTTGGTTAGCTGCGGCAATTTGAGCGAAACCTGCAGCTACAGCTGCTGCTGCCATAACAGGTGCAAGAGGAATACCAAATAATCCTAATTCTAAGGCTGCATTATAAGCACGCATGGCTGCAACTGCTGTATCTGCTGTTATTTGAAGGACCTGCAATGCAAATTGTTTATCTGCATATTTCTTTTTGATGGCCAACAATTCAGCTTCTTTTTGTTCTTCAAGTTCGGCAGTTGCTTCATTATCACCTTCAGCCAGGATAAGTTTATATTTATACTTTTTTTCAATGGCAGCTTCTTCCCGAGATTGAGCAGACTGCATAATGGTAACGGCAGAGTTTGCCAGACTGGAAATAGCATTTAAAACAGACTCCCGAATTTCCATTTCATGTTCGGCTGCAACTTTGTCTTTAGCTTCTTTTTCCTTCCGGTATTTTTCATCGAGAATGCCTTTATTATACAAATATTCTTGATGAGAGATCAGCCCGGCTTTATACTTTGCTTCATTCAGGGCAATTTGTATTTCAGTACCTTTCGCCAGTTCAGCCCAAAATGGGTTTTCGTCTTCCTTTTCTTCCTCTGGCGTGAACTTCAGTCCCTTAACTTCCTTACTAGCCTTCTGGGCTGCAGTTATGATTTTGTCCCAAAGAGACATTTCAATATCTGTTGTATCCTGGCCGAACCTTTTTAATAGATCAATCTTAGCATACAGATATCTCATTTCTTCGGTATATAGATCACTTTGCATCTGATCCGATGTTCGCTTTTGTTCAATATAGGCCTGCTTGATGATATTGGTTTGTTTATGGTATGCTTTTTCCAGTTCGTCAGTCGCTTTCTCTAAAGCTTTCTTTCTCTCTGCTTCATTACCTCCTGTTCCGACCGGTACAGGAGTAGGGTAGACCTTCGTTTTTTCCCGGGTAAGGGCTTCGATCGCGTCGATAGTATCTTCAATGCGTTTGTTATAGTATTCCAGTTTCGCCAGGTCAACGGGACTGACGATACTAAGCGGTTTTTTCTTATCCGTTTCAATTTTAGCTAACAGCTCATCCCTTTCCCGATCTAACTGTTCCAGTAAGGCTTGTTTGTTTTCGGTCTGGATGGAAACAGGAATACTGATCTGATACTGATCCGCATTTTGATTGTACAGGTCGATTAGTTTATCGATCTGTGCGTCAATCTTGGATTTATCTTCATTGATATCTTTAGCTTTAAGGCTTATTTCCAAGTTCGCATAATATAGTTGTTCATCGGAAAAACCTAGCTTGTTTTCTTTCAGTTCTTCCCTACGTTTTTGTAGGTCATATAGTTTCGTTTCGTATTGTAGTTGCTCATCATACAGCTGGGAAAGTTTGTTCTGAATAGCCTTAGCCTTTGCATTCTTCATTAATGATTCCGTGTACTTTTTGACGGCAGTGTCGGCGGCTGAAGTATTTATATTCTCCAGGTTAAGGTTTCCCAGATATTCAGGACTGATTTCGTTCAGCAGTTTAATTGCTTTGATACGGGTTTCTTTGCTGATATTCTCGTTTTTGGCGACCGACAAAAGTGATTCCAGTTCTGCCTTTTCATTTGATAAGGATTTAACAGCTTCCTGGTTTATTTCAGCCATTAATTTGACTTCCCGTGTAGCTTCCCTTGTTTTTTCAGCCCAACGTAGTAGAGCGACTGTAACGCCTGTAATAATTATAGCCAGTGCCCCCATCGGACTTATGCCGATCATTCTGTTAAGTGCTTTCATGGCAATCGTGGCTTTCGCTATGTTTCCGGATAAAGCTGCTTTGGCAGCAGACCAAAGCAGGGTTACAGCTGTAGCCGCTTTCACCCCGATATTTCCCTGGAGAACCAAGCCGTTGTAAACTTTCATTGCTGCATTGTACCGGCCTTGTAACCCTGCCTGATTGGCCAAGGATGCAGCTTGCAGTAAGGCGAATGCCTGTCGTGTTTTATTGTAGCCATTGAGAATGGTTAAAATAGTAGCTTTTGCCTTTAATGCAGCAGAGTATGAAATGACGATCGCTGTAAGTTCGACGATAGTCCTTCCGTGTTCTTTTGTGAACTGGATTAACGGAGGTATGATCTTTACCAGGTAGCGAACACCATTGGCAGAAATGGTGAAAACCGGCCCGATTTTATCAACCATTTCCATCGCTTCCAGCTTCAGGGCATTCATCGTTTGCTTTAGTACAGCGCCTGATGTTTTCGTATTGGTAACGGCCTGCTCTGTCGCTATGCTTGTATCTGTTACGGCTTTGGTAAAATGATCAACCCGGTTAGTTCCTTCAATCAATGTCTGAGCAACGGTGTAAGCTTCCAGGCCGAACACGGCGATCATCTTGCTCGCGTCCATGTTTTCTTTTTTCAGGTTCTGCAGAGCAGCTGTCAGACCGACGATCTTAGGATTGAATTTGTCTGCACCTTGCTGCAGCTTAAGAAGGAATGTCTTTAAACCAGTACCAGCCATTTCGTCTTTAATACCCTTTTCGGCCAATGTTTCAATAAGACCTACTGTTTGTTCTAGGGTAACATTTGCACTATTAGCAGCAACACCGGAATTTCTTAAAGCCTTGGCAACACTATTTACATTTGCTGAACCGGCTTTTGATCCGGCGGCCAGAACATTCGTTGTGCGTTTCGCTTCGGTTCCGAACTGATTCATGGCCAAAGTGGAAGAATCTACAACATCCTTTAAGTTCATATCGTCTGCAGCTTCAGACAGGATCAGGATTTCTTCAGTCACTTCGGCTAGTGCTTCTTTGTTCTCTAGTAATTCCGGTTTTGCCGATCCTACGAGCATGAAAGCGTTAAGTATATCGGTCGCTTCCTTCCTGATCCGTACACCGGCAGAAGTAATGGAAGTTGACAGCAGCTTTGCCTTATCTTTGAACCAGGTAACAGCATCATCAGACAAACCGGTTAAGGCCTGTAAGTTTGCACCTTTCTGTTCAAATTCATCCCGTTGTTTTTTTAACTGATTCAGGGCGAAAGAAAGGCCTGTCAATGACGCTATCATAGATAATACGATACCGGAATATTTTGAAAAGATATCATTGATCTTATCAAAGGACAGTAGGCTTTTCTTTGCTTTGTCAACCTCAGTAGTTGTTTTACGCCATTGTTTCCGGTGTTCTTGTATAATGGAGTCAAGGGCTTGAATTTTCTTTCCGGTCTGAATGTATTTTTCTGACCCTATTGTCATTTTAGCCTGTTCGTTTTGGAGTTTTTTAAATTCGCCCTGTACAGACTTTAGATCGTTGTTTATCTGCTGTCCGTTGATATAAAGGTATATACCTCTTTTTGTCACAATTTTGTCATCAGCCATGGTTAAGGAGTTTTGTCGATTAAAAGTTTACTTGCTTCTTTCAGTACAGCGGTAGCGGCTTTATCACCGTGATAAGAGGCGGCAATGTCTGCCAGACGTTCAATATTTCCACGAATTTCGATATCCAGCCAGTCAAAGCCATGACGGGCTACGGGTCTATGATCTCCGGCGTACTCTTTCCAGGTTTTAGCGGGTCGTCCCCGATACATCCGGAATTTATTATTATCCTCGCGATGGCCGCGTATAACGGAACCGCCTTTGCGGATATAGCCCCGGCCTACGCCGTAATGGATAAATACCAGGTAAAAACTGAATTTAAAACCTGTGGAATAGATTTCGCCGTACTGTGATTTAAAAGACGGCGAAATAGTTCGCAGGCCTTTACTGGAACTTTCGCCGGTTGTGGCTTGCCGTAGTCGGCCTTTTGCCCTTCCTCTTACCTGGAAGGTCCAGCCTTTGACTTGTTTATTAAACTGTTCAACGGTTATGACCGTATCGGTTGGTTGGTTTGGGTTAGTTTGCATTAGCTCTCTGTTTAAGCAAAAACCGCCCGGACTTCACAGTAGGGGCGGTTCGGTCAGTTATGAACAATCATTTTTCTACATTTATAAATAATACCTATTACTAATATTATAAAGAGTACGACAATCATCCACTTAGGGGGTCTGAACAACCGGCTATCCGTTTTCTTATTCTGATTTTCGATTTGCTTACTGGTGTCAATGGATTTTTTGTTATTGCTTAAATCTGCTTGACTATTGATATTTTGGTTTGAAATGGCAGTTTCATCACCTTCTAACTCTATATTATATTCTGTTTCGGAAATGATCGGTTGCTGGCCAGTGGAATCAGGTGGGGCATAGTGGCGTTCTGTCTTCTTGATGGTCGCTTTATAGCGGGAAAGAAGAGAGTCCAGGACAGACGTATTTGTCTGTTTTTGGAGTTCTAAGCGTTCTAACATTTCCCGGTTAATTTCAGTTCTCCGAGAAAAGGTGTCCGTTGTCGTTCGGCAACCGGTTAATATTAGAGCCAATAATATGATGATTGTCAGTTTCATTAGCCGACGAATTTAAAGTCATTAATACGGTTAGTCCAACCTTTCAGGAATTTGGTTTGTGTAGGGTCTTTCTTGCAAATGTCATGGCAGAACTTGATACGTTCTGCTTTTAGAACTTCGAAGAAAACAGAGGGATTAACCTGGTTAAGCGTTGCCAATGTGATTTGACCGACGAATCCATCCGGATTGACGTTTAAGAGACGTTGCGGGATTACGATACCCCATTTCCCAGATGCCCAAACCCAATCGACCAAAATATTCGCCAGAGATTGACTGCGGATATTATCGGCTATCCAGCGATTCCAGTAGTGTGTCCGGAGAAGGGTTACCACATCTTCACGGGTAATCTGCTTTAAGTCGTCGGCGTCTATATCGCCGTCACCGTCTTTATCATACCCGCAACTTTTCCAGGTGGCAAGAGTCACACCCATGTTTGTTTTACCGCCTTTGTCTTCTTTGACATCCGCCCAGCCACCTTCCCATTGGAAGATAATAGGGGCCAACACTTCAATTTTAGCCATTCTGTTCCCCCTTTCTTTGCTTTAGAAAAGATTCCAGGAACGGTACTTTCTTCATAAATTCAAAGCTGATAAGCCAGTAACAGAAAGCAATCCATTGAGACTGTGGAAATATCCGTTTGAGGTTTTTAAAAACATTGACTGCATAGAAGTATAAAACTACATGTGTCACAATAGAAATAGAGACAAGGGCTTCACCTGCGTTATCCATATGTTCGCCGATCGTAAAAACGGCGGCGACAAAAACAACGAATACACATGCTTCGGAGAAACAGGAAAAGGCCTTTTTGAAGTCGAAATCTTCTTTGTTGACCAGCATTCCGGAAAAGTAGCCGGCTGCAAAATTTAGTACGAAAGCTAACGTCACGGCAAATAGTATGCCGTTGATCGGGCTTAAATATGCCATCAGGGATGACAGGGAAACAACAATAATAGTTCTTAAATCTTCCATATTTAAAGGTTAAGGGTTAGTGTTTTGATGCAAAATAAAACGAAGGTGTCTTTTGGAAAAAGGACATCTTTTTTTATTTAGAAATTTAAAGGGGCAAAACTTCTGGGCATATTTGTTTGTTATTGTGCCGGAACCGAAGCCTCGGCGGTTTATTATTTTGTTTCACTTGTGGGCATAAAGGAGTCACCACCGAAATTATTTTTTTATTTTAAATGGCTTAGTCGGTGGAGTGAAATCTGATTCCCAAAGAATTCCTTCTACTATAGCTATTTCGTCCAATGCAGCCCCCATTGAACGAATACTTATCCTACCTTGATTACTATTATAATAAAGAGGGAAAGTTGCTGTCTGTTTTAGTATTCCATCAAAGTATACATTAAACTGATTAACATTTGATCTATATGTAATTGCAATGAAGTGAAATATTCCATCATCGCCGGAAGGGATATCTCTTAATGTTTCGGTGGATATCCAATTATTTAATGAGCTGTTAGCCAATAATAATGAGAAACTGCATTGGCTGCCTTTAGATAGATTAAAACCTATTTGAGCAAAATCAGCCCCGACAGAAGTACAATTGATTCTCACTCCTATTGAACTCTCCGATGCTAAATTAATCTTAGAATACCAGCAAGCTATAGTAAAATCCTTACCATACATATTTGCATTTGGAACGTTAACCGTTGCTATTCCTGAAGAAAGGGCATTATCAAATTTTCCGGTACTAAAAGACGAACCACTATAAGTCAGAGCATTTCCTACAGCATCAGTTGCTACTGCTCTATCTAAATGTGTAAGACAAATAGGATTAGACAAATATATTTCTCTACCTTCTTTTTCCGTCATCACTATTCTTTTCGGCATAACTTTTAATTAATATGGTTTAGTAGGTGGTGTAAAATTGGATGTCCAGCGAGCAACATTTGATACTCTAAACTCAGATATAAGACCTGACAAACCATTCCCTATAACGCTATATCCTGTGCCAGAATAAAGAGAGATATTGCCTATTTCTAAGCTATATATCATTATTCCATTTACAAATACATATACGTATGCTCCCTTTCTTACGTAGGCAAAATGATACCAGATATTTGCTGACCAAGATTCTGGCAAATAAATATTATAAAGCCATGACGTGCCATTAATAGAAATAATTACTCGACGTCGTAATACATCCGTATCAAACCCAACTCCACAATATGTACCACTTGATTGATTAAGTCTAAAAAAACCATAGGACGTACCATTAAATTTCACCCAGCAATCAACCGTAAAATCGCCTGCTTTAAAGTCAAATAAAACGGAAGAAGGTATTTGCAACGGTGTGCCAGTAAATTTGAATGCTTTGTCAAAATATCCGTCAACGATACTTACATTAGTATTGTTGATGATTTGATGATGACCTGTAGTATCTACAAAACTATCACCATGTAACAACAACAAAGTATTTGCATCTAGCTTGCCACTTTCCCCTGTCATTATAATCCTCTTCGGCATAACCACCTCCTTACCTTATATCCGGGATAATTACCGTTGTTACACTGTCATTACGCTGCACAACTGTTCCCTCCTCTATTTTCGAGGTAGGCAGGTAGTGAGGTACTGTAGCTGACCAGTAGCCAGCCAATGCGATTGTTGTCACTGCTAACAGGATCATCAACTCCTGCTTAACTGTTTGTCTCTGTAGTATTGTTTGCATTGTCTTGTGTATTTAAATCCAAGTTAAGTTCAAACGTCAAAAAATAAGGATAGTTCGCTTTTACGTCGATTTGAGTCAATTGCTCCAATGACGTAGCGGCATAAGCGGCGGCCTCGTTACTTGCTTTGAGGTCGTAAGTACGTTTAGCGTATATCTCAAGCAATGGTAACTTATCCAATGCCCATACAATAGGCACATCTATAGACTGAGGAGGCGTGCCGGTTGTCCACAACTTAGTAGTGGTTTGGCCATCAGCCTGCAAAGCCGGCAGGGTAATACTGTATAAAGAGTTACGCAAATCCTTATCAATCCATAACTCTACGTTAGCAATCTCAGTACCGCCCTGTGTTATCGACACAAAAAACTTATTACTAAACCCGTCCTGTGTTTTTATCTCCTGCAACTTTGCTTGTCTAGCCATTTCCAGTGGATCAGGATCAGGCAAAGGCTCCGGCGCAGGTGTAAGCTCCATGTGCCAACACTCCAAAGGAGATGCGTCCAGGTGTGCAGCGTGGAAAGCTGCCTGTTCGTCACTAAGGGCTAGATAAGCCCCATTGTTGTAATCATCTATCGTTACACCTAGTTCGTAAAAATCGGTAAGAGGTTCCGATATGTTTACAAAACCTTTTTGTTTTTGAATGTATATCATATTAATTTGTTATTATTGATTTGAACTGTTGAATATCTTTTGCCTCAATTATATTGCCACGAAAAACGAGGCGAAATGAATAACCAGAACTTGTATCATTTGTATATCCTCTAATACATCCAACCCCATTATAATATGGAGCAGGCGGATGATAAAATGATCTATGAAATCTATTATAAGGAGCACTAGAATTCCACATATAATCACAATACCCTTTACTTGCATCCGGCTGTCCTTGTTTCCCTATTAAATCCAAATACTCTCCAATTACAATTTTTGACGGGACTACGTTCGGATCACTTATAGGAGCTGTATTTAATGTTCGTGTTGTCCCATCATGCTCTACAATGGTTAATAACTGATTGTTTTTAGTTAATCCTTGGACTATATCTGTATAATAACCCCACCAATCCTCTAACCCCCAAAAATTAATAGGATTATTGCCAATCAATGCGGATTTGGTATCTTCCATACCTAGGTTGTCCGTGCTACCTGTTATATGAGTATTTATTGTTCCATTGCCTATCACTGCTTGGCTATTTGTTGTACCGTACATAGCGTAAAATAAAAAAGCCATAATGCAATGATTTCGAAAATCTACACCGGTAAAACCAAGTCCCATATTGTTAACATAATTAAGCCAATTGCTATTGCTTGATAATGTAGGAGTTGCTCCACTAACTGAGTAAACCGTATTATCTAATACGATAGATAAATAAACAGCAATGAGCTGTTCTTTATATGTTTTCCAAGTGTCACTAACTTTATAGTTTGCAAATTCGATTTCCCAAATATCAGATGATACTTCTTTGGCATGATAATAAAATGTAGGTAATTTCATAAATACGCTACCTTCCGACCCTGTTAACACAGCTACACTACCGTCATAAAATTTCTTACGGTCTAGGTCTGACAGTTGGCATACAGTCATTTCTCCGACCCCTGTATGTTTAGCCAGATAACAGTGCGAGTTATCTCTAATCCACTTAATGGCATCTCCATTTATATCGCCACTTAACATTGCTGATGGATCACTAAGATTCTGATTCAAAATTATTTTTGAAACTATCTTTTTATCAACAGTCATCAAACTTCGTTTCATAGCTCAATTATTTTCCAATTAAACCCTAAATACATATTTACCATGTATGTAACGTACCGAGATAGCAGTTACCTTACCAGTAGGACAAGTAACAGACGTCTCGTTACTCTGGCAATTATCTGCGTTTGGTAAAGGCTGATCAAAGTCAGCCGACCCGCTATTAAGGATGTCGATCATGTACTCCATTCCGGGGACTGGCGTGCCGGCAAATGAGATAGGACTAGCTGCAGACAAAGTGGCTTCGATAGAATATTTTGTAACCGGTAAGTCTGTAAGTGTAGTTACCTCTATTTTATCCTTAAACCGTAAGGAGTCTGCAACTTTCTGTTTTTCTTCGTCACTATAATTGTTGTCTGTATGTATGTAACCTGCATCCTTAACTACATTATCATCGTTTTGTAATTGTGATGTTTTAGTAGGGACAGTTGCCTGTACATTTGCAATACTTTGATTGATCCCTGCAATGATCCCTGCCAATGTTTGGCTATCTTCCACATTTGACAAAAAAGCGATGATCTCGTTAAACGATTCAATTGCGGCCGAAGCATTACCAGAAACAAGTGTATTAACTTGTTGTTGTAATGCAGTTAATGCGTTTCGAACTGCCGTATCATCATAGTTCTGTGGTTTCAAATTAGACGTAGTAACTTCACCGGAAGCAGACGTAAATTTGAGCTTGTAATCTGTTGCAGTATCGCTAACAACTTCCACTGTAGCCCCTATACCGTTTGTTCCTCGTAGATTCGGTGTATCAAATGATCCTGCTGCTGTCGTGATCGTAAGGATATAGGTTGTAGCATCGTTAGTTTTGACAGTTGCGGTAATATCCTGCAACACGGTCGGAAGTTCGGCAAACGTATGTACACCGTCAGATAACTTCATGTTAAATTTGCCGTTTTCCAGACGCTCAAACAGCCAGACGGATGCAGGGTACAGCGTTGTATTGGTAGCCCATTCCGCAGTTGTTAGTTCTATTTGTTGATAGATAAATGCCCCTTTCTTACTCATTTAAGTTTCCTCCCTTAATTATTCGTACTGATTCATTATAATAATTTGCCCCTTGCAAATAGATGTTGCCGGGTAATGCCGTCCCAGAGCCGGATTCCTGCCATGAGGCCACACCATCAGCCAGATCGTAGAGCTTGTAAAATACATATTCGCCGTTTTCTAAAACACGTACTTCGTCACCAATACGGAAGTTGATTGTTGTACCGGAAGAATTAACGTAGCTAAGTGTGTCAGAACCGGGAACAACAGCCAATGTGGGTATTTCTGGTTTGTTGGCTATATAATTTCCGGATGTCGGATCAGAAACATTATAATCCGGACGAATACCTAAAACAATATTTTCAGCAGCTTGAGCAGCAGCATTAGCACGGTCAGTAGCTATATTAGCGTTACCGGTGGCAATGTCGGCATTATCCTTTGCCGTGTTTGCTGCGGTAGCTGCAGCATTGGCAAGCCCAGTAGCTGCAACAGCGCCAGACGTAGCATTAATAGCATCCTCTGTCGCAGTGATAGCATTTCTGGCAGCCGTACTAACCTGTTCTGCCTTACTCCCTGCTAATGTCGCCGCTTCTACTGCAATACCCGCAGCGGTGTTTGCATCGTCTGCTGCATCTGTAGCTAATCCAGCTGCTGCGTTGGCTGCTGTAGCCGCCGTATTTGCGTTTGTAGTAGCTGTTTCTGCATTGGTCTTTGCTGTATTTGTATCGGTGATAACTTGACTCGCTTCTTGCGAGATACGAGTCATTTCCTCGCGAACCTCGGCAGCCGCAGCGGTGGCAGGTTTTTGAAACTGCGCAAGCACGTCTGCAGGGATGGCCGCCCAGAAACCGGCAATTTCTTCCGATGTCATTTTATCGAAAGTCATCTGGAGATTATCTAGCTGTTCCGGTGTAAAATCCGAGTAGGTAAACGGATCGCCTTTAGCTCCTTTTAAAGATACAAAAAACTCAGCAAGTGTTTTACCGGAGTTACCTTCCTGCTCTTTCCATTCTTCATAAGCTGACTTTCCGCTATCACCCTTCAGGAGTGATACAGCAAGACGTACAAGATTCGCCGCTGTCCCTGCCTGGTTATATTCCAACACAGGGGCTAAGTACATTCGTGACAAATCGGTACCACCATCAGTAAGCCCCTGTATTGACATTCCTTTTGATAGAACGTATTGATATACCTGATCTAAATCTTGCTGAGTTAGTGCCATATTATTGAACGGTTGAAATAGTTATTTTTTCTGCAAGCGCTATAACATCAGCTTTATCGGCTGACACTTTCGCATAAATCATATTACGTTCGGCATCGGTAAGCGGAGCCTGAGTTTCAAATGTAAAGTAGTTTTCGGCTGTACGGATATTACCACTTGCAACCCTGGCATTATCTTTCGTTACACTGTAATTAATAAATGATGGCTTACTATTCGGTTGATGAGTTGCTTGATATTCATACTTAAATCCGCCTTCTTCCGAGGTAAACGGAGTTGTGATTGTTGATGTTCCTTTTTCCATTTTACTTTGTCATATTTAGAATTGTTCCAGCCTGAGTAGAATTGAAATCTTTTTTACTATAGAGATAAAGTACCGATTCACGGATAAGGGCTAATTCATCCGTAGAATATTCTTGTTCTATACCTTTAGCCACTTTCTGTTGGAGTGTAAGGCGTTTTACAATCTCTTCAGCAGCAACAATTTTAGCGTCATCGGAAGGTTGGTGCATTAAAGAATTAATTACCAATACAGAAACTTTGAGAGGTGATTCCTCTTTGTCTGTCGGACGAAGTCTAACTTTTATAACTTCGCCATAAGCATCTACTAAATTCACATTGAAATTGATTTTCTTTGCCATAATCTTTAATATTTTATTGTTTAACTTTAAGATATCCACTTCCATCTTTATAGGCTTCACCTATACCAGCTTCATCATAAGAAGGCCAACTGGCATACATGCCTATTCTTCCTGGTGTTTTGGCACTTCTAGTAATAATATAGCTTCCGCCATTTATAGACATGTTTAAACCTGCATTTCCCAATTTTACATTTGAAGATGGAGCAGCAAATTCTAAAGAATTATAAATGCCTCCATCATAGCTGTCAAAAAATATTCGAAAACTCCTATATCCATCGTTGTTATACATGACGAACTTATTTAAACTGGCTGGGTCTATAATGCATCGATAGCCAAAAACGCTACTTTCAAATTTTCCTCTCACATTGACATTTCCATTTGTGTCCCATTGGATATTTTTTTTAGCAAGCCAGCCATCACCACCATACAATAGCGCAATTGGAGCATTCCTCCAATTTTCAAATGTCGATCCAGCCCAAGCAAAAACAACGTCTGATTTAGGTGCAATGCCTCCTTGACATGTAAAATAGCCGACTGCACCATCTCCTATGCCAAGCTCTATACGCCTGTTAAGGCTCATTCTGGAATCATCGAATTTATAGAAGGCATTAGTAATCGACATGGAATTATCTATTAAAAGCAATAAGGAGTTAGATGTCTGTTTAAATTCAGTCTTACTTACTAAATCTTCAACAGAACTATTTATTTGTGAGCTGGTCCATGAAGTAGTAGCATAATTAGTAAGTTTGCCATCAACAATAGTCCCTACCTCCGTATTGATCTTTGTGGCCGTCCAACTCTGAGTAGCATAATCACGCCGGACCACACGGTTAAACTCATCGTATTCGTCACGGAAAGAGTTAAGCTCTGCCTTATCCGCTTTGACAGATAATTTGGTATCATATTCGACTTTCACCCGATTAATGGCATTCGTCAGCCTATCGGAAGTAAAAGATATGTCTATGATATTGACTGCGCCAGAAACGCGTATAATAAAGTCTCCCATACCATCCCAATCACCGGACAGCTCCGCCCGTTTCCATGTAGTATCTTCTGATAAAGGTTGTGTAATGTGGAAGGACGTACCTGGAATACCTATTTCCAGACTGCCGAACGAAAGCAGGGAGCGGTAATAAAAAGACAAGACATATTTGCCGGGTGTCCGGTCGGTGAACATTGCATTACGCTGAGTTACGGCGCTATCGGACACTTGTAATACAGTACGATTATTTACAGGATCGTTTACCAACACAGCGCCAGAAACAAAGTTAATGAATGGGCGGTTAGATGCTTGTAATAGCGTCCCATTAATAGTCCAGGGATAAAACACATTTGTGACTTCCCAGCTATTTATACCATCCTGAAATGCAGGGTTAGCCAGTACGCTATCTTTCGATACTTGTATTTCGTAGCGAATATCTGACAATCCCATGTTGATCTGGTCCCTTAATACTTCGAATGTGCGGGATACACTTTCGCCTGTGGATCGAAGGATTAATTCACCGGTACCGTAGAAGTTGCAGGTGTAAAGCCCGAAGTTATTCACAGCTCCGTAAAGTTCGGGGAATGCAGGATCACTAATACCATCCAAGCGTCCATTGCGCACTTTAATCACGCCTTGAGTGGCATCCCAGTCACCATATCGGACATCCATGTAAGGGTTATACGAATCGGAACTTGTCAGGTAGACAAGTCCCTTTCTGTTAGGATCACTTAGATTATCCCATCGGATTAGCTCGTCACCTTCTTCTGGTATTCCAGTACCTTCCAGATTTTTTTTTGAAAGATCAAAATAAGTGGCAGAAACATTCGTTATGGCAGCCAGATAATATTTGGTAACACGCTGGCACTTTACACAGTCATCAACACGGAAATTCATCCATACATCACCGCCGTATGTGTCAATATAGCAACGCCAGAAAGTTCCCATGTCTTCCACGTGGTCTATCTTATTGCAATCGGCTACTGCCAATGATCCGTTAGTTCCCCGTATCTGGTCAATGACAAACATTTTTGCCCGTAGCTCTTTGCGAAATGATCCGTAATCGGTTTCAAGATAACCACGTGACATACTCCATTGACTGCCGAAACCATCCCAACCGCCAGCATAATGAGGAGAACCGATAACATTGTTGCTCAAAATCGGCCCGCGAACGTTCATCGACGTATACCAAGCATTTCCGGTTTCCGATACATACCAGCCGGTTGGATTCTCTACTTCCCATCCTATATTATATTCGGCCGAACGAACAGGGGCTTGTGTCATCCAACCAGCTTTCCAGTTATAGAAGCCGGCGCCTTCGTCATTTATATATTTGCGGAGATAGCGTTGGTCAAGGATATCAGTATCTGTACCGGTATTTTCGATCATATCCAAAAGAAGCTGGCCGACGCGGGTTGCCGTGTTCCGGCCTTCCATCACTTCGTCCCTGATCTGTATTGCTCTTAGTTTTAAATCTTCACTTGACATGTTGCGAAAGTAGGTTTTGAGTTAAGTTTGAAAAAGGACATTATTCGAAGCTTCCTGCCCTGGGTTTTACACAAAATTTAGATGTAACAGGAAACGTAACGATCGCGCCATATAAGGCCAGGGACCGGTTACCAGCTAATTCATATTCGACGGAAGAAAGGTCCATATCAAACATACCGGGGGCTTTCCCGGAAATTATATCGACATAGATTTGTGAAACAAAGTCATCGGCTATGGCCTCGCAGTTGTCCCAAACATCGTGAATACGATTGTAGTCCTTAGTGTCCGGGACATAATCCAATATCATTAGAGTAATTCCGCGTTTCTTGGATGTATTGCCGACCTCTCCGGAAAGGTTCGCAGAATAGCGGTCCAGGCAAACGACCGGGAAACCGACTGTTTGTTTGATACTGTTATCCAGTTCGTCCGTGTCCAAGCGGATGAAGTGGGAAACGTTGTCATTCAAGTGCTTAATCTCTTTATGTTTCTTAGACAGGCTTTCGAGATATTTTATAAAGTCTGAAAATCGGTTATTTAGGTTCATTTAGATAGTCTTTCATTCTTCGGTTAATAATGCGAAATGCATCCATACAAGGCATATTTTTATAGAACTCTGTATCAGGTATCTGTTCACCAACAAAAGCGTCGAAGATATCCAGCCATTTTTGTTGCCGTTTCGGGGAACTGCTGCCATTCTCTTCATTGGATGAAAACATATAGGGGTAAGCCTCAGAAAGCCATTTCTTTTGCATCATGTAATTTAACAAAACAGCTTCATAAACGACGTTATCAATTTTGATCTTTTCCAGGCTGGCGGTGCGTGTCTCGATATTTAAGTCGGTAAAAGCTTCGTTCTTTTTCAGATAAAGAGCGGCAATGAAGCTGTACAAATGCTGTTCATTTTCTGATTTAAGATATTGTGTGTACATCGTATCGGCAAACATGAACTGCATAAATGAAATACCTTTGAATTTCAGACTGTCACAAAATAGATCTGTTCCCGGTAGCCTGGTAATAAAAAAGCGATCGGCAGACTTTGAAAAGTCGCTGAATGTTTCCATACATTCAATAAGTTTGTACGTCCAGAACTTTTTCAATGAGATAACCAACGACATGAAAACAGAAAGGTTATACATGATCGCAATCAGCCGGCCTTCCCGGATTTGACCGTTCATATACCGAACTAATGACAGATATTGTTTTTCTGTCAGATCGGCCATTGTTCCGGGAATTTCACGTACAATTTTTATCGGAATGCCTAAAAAGCGAATGACGAATTTTATCTCTTTCATACTCCCCAAAAAATTTTAAGGTTATCATTATCGACGTTGAATGTGTTACTGGCCTTGCCTTTGAAGTATTCGGGGAAATTGTCCTGAATGCAACGGTCGGCCAAAGACAGGTAAGTTTCGGCATCAGCTTCAAATTGCTTTGCCCTTGTTTCAGTTTCTTCCTTAGTCGCTATAATATTTGTTTCGTCATTGCCCGACATTCCGGCAAGAACGGAAGAAAAATACAGGCCTTTATCTGTCAACATTCCGGCCTGACGTACCAGGCGGGCGGCTGCATAGAGGATAACAACCGGTTGAATGCAGTTTAATAAACTCTGAAAGGTTGTTCCTTCTACTTCCTTCTTTTCCATCTTTTCTTTTAGGGCGGACAGCATTTTTTCACCGATCAACCCGGGCAGGCGTGTTTTTTCTATGAAGGAAATATGCGGTTCCAATCTGAGAAAAATAAGCCGACTTCGTTCGATTGGTAAATATTTTTGTACGGTATCGGCTCCGGGAACAATCGCCGTGCTACGGGAAAGCCATGCCGGAGATTTTTTATATTCCGGAAAAGAAGAACCTTCGAGATATAGTAGCATATCATCCAGCGCATTAAACCCTTTTGTTTTGTAGTTTTCTCTTAACTGGCGCTCCTGGTATTTATACAGACCTTTGTAGTCTCCTGTTTCAGCCTTTTGGATGCCACTACCGGACAGGATAACGGTTAATTCGTAAAAGTTATACCATACAGCCAGGTTCGCGTTCGCACGTTGTGCAAGGTAAATGACCGGATTACATTTATCCGGTGTATCTTCGTTATACTCCTTAATAAGTCTTTGGGTCATATCTTCCCCCAGGACCGGCCGGATAAACAGGTCGAAGGCTTCGCGTAATATAGGTTCAAAAGAGTTAAAATCAACAGCGGCCGAACTTTTCATAACGTGCTGGAACTCGCGGCCCTTGTCCCATTTATCTAAACTAAATACCATCAGCTTAATACTTTTTTTGTGCCGGCGCCAGTGTCCAGCGTGGTTAATATAGTGTTCCGGTAACGTAAGGAAATATTCTTGACTCCATTGAAGCGCAGATAACATTCGAGCGGGTCAAGTATGTTTTGACGATCAATCCAAGCGTTGGCAATGTTTACCAGAAAGGCTTCTCGAATATTACTTCCTCCCTGATTGCCGGCATATGCTCCCCCCGGCATACCGGCACCTAAAACGTTCGGGTTAATCATTAGGGAAAACAGAATTTCAGAGTTTGCAGCAGCAGAAGTAACCAGCTTTTCGGCGTCTTTACTTTTATTATCCAAAGGTGTTATCTTCCATTCTTCTTCGATGCGGCCATTACTTTCATTAACGCCATACATCGTGATAAGTGGTTTTTCTGCATTTTCTTTACCGCACAGATTGTTTTCTACACTCTGCATATACTGTGTTATGGCAGCTTTACGTTGGTCACTACCTTCCGGATATTCGGCATAAGGAAATTTCTTTTCCCAAAAGGCATAGGGTATCTGTATGTGCCATTTTAGCGTTACTTGGTTTTCATAGGCTTTTAGAAGAAATTTAGGAACAGAATGCGCTATATCAATCCATCCGGCCTGTTGTGCTGCCCACCATACTGGGCAACTGTAATGATCGTTGTTGCTCCAGCTATCCCGGACGGCATAAACAAAGCTCTGGCCTTTTATCTTCCCTTCACTTGATAACAGGGAAAGATCCCATTCCGGGTCGTACTCGGAAAGTAAACGGAATTTATCAAATACGGAAGGTGCATCCGGAAATTTACCGGAGACGATACAATACTGTTCCGTGCCTTTCATTTCAGTAACACGGCAATATAAAGAGTTTAGCGGATTGATACCGGCAAAAGTATTCCCGGTAACGGATGGCATTAACTGTACGAACCCGATACCGAATTTAAGGTAATCGCGTAAGATTTTTTCCATATACCGCCGTACCAGACGACTGGAAAGAAATGCTTGAATGCCGATATTGTCAATCGGTTTTAGAACTTCATTTCCTGCGTCGTCGATACCTTCCACGGTGCAGGGGAAAATTCCCTGGCCGATGGTTAGGTTTCGCAAGAATTTAAGGCCGGTATTCAGCACTCCGGTACGAGTAATTATTTCATCTGCTTTTTGTGGAAAATCGTTATTCTCTCCCCAGGAAACAAGCCGGAAATTGCCAACGTTCATTTTGTCGATATCAGCTTTTTCTGTCGTTAAAACTTCTTTTCTTTTGACCGTTTGCGGGACGCCGGTTGTATTACCCAGTGCACGACCGTAAGGACCTGACATATCGAGAACAAGAGGGTCGCCTTTATGGTTAAATTCTATGTTCATAATACCACTGTCATGTTATTAAATTCAATGATCCGGTCTATACTGACCGGATAGGGGTGCCCTTCCGGATTACCGGATGCGCAACAGGGTTGTACACCTCTCATACGGTTTTGGTAGTTATCCATTTTCCCGGCACCGCATGAAATTGCGGTTGGAAAAAAACGGATTATTCCACTTTTATCGCAAAACTTGACAGAAAAAATATGCGGTTTCCCGTTGGGAAGTTCCCGTACAGAAAGCAGTTTTAACATCAGATTTCTTTTAATTGTTTCCATATTAGTTAAATGTTTCGTCAAAGGTGTAGTCAAATATACCTTTTTCACGGTTGTATTTGTAAATGGTTAGGTTTCTTGCTGAATAGGTATAAGTAAATTCGGCTGTCGGTAGTTTTGATCGGAAGTTGTGCAGTGATACGTTTTCCCCGCTAATAATAACGGGAATAGCAATATTATCCTGTAAAACCATCAGAGAAGAGGAAGAAAGAAGGGATATAACGGCTTCTTTCTGATCTGCATCCAGTGTGCCGGTGTTGACTGTGAAACTTCTTAGGGTTGTTTGTTTAGAGATAAAGGCACGCCCGGCCAGAACTCCGGTTTCCCTTTCCGCCTGTATTTCATCTTTTCGGATTCCACGGCACACAAACGATTCTATACCACCAAAATCATTTTGGTATATGAAGACTGTCGGCGCGAAAGACATCGGTTTATCCAGCCAGTACCGGACTGCCCTGTCTTGATGGCCGCTGATATATACGTCCCAATATATGGGGGTATCGGTCGAAAGTAATTTCGATAGAATAACAGAGGCAGAAACATCGACGGTGTTGTAAGCGTCTGAAGTGGAAAAGGTGTATAAGTCTACGATCTTATTGGCCATTCTGTTACCGGCTTTATAGGTTATATCACAAAGCACCGATAAACTGGTAGAAGATACGAAAGACAGGAATTCTTTAGCATCCGGCAATGTGTGTTTTATCTGCGATCTGGTTAGTGGCATAGATCGAAACATTTCCGGTGCCAGTCGGTCGCCGCCGACGTATGAGCGGCAAAAATAAACGGCTACAGTTTTGGAAACTGTTTCCCCTGCGGATGTGAATGAAATAATAGCATTCATAGCAAACCGTCTGATATCGTATGTGGCATCATAGAAGTATTTTTCAAGCAGATCGCCTATACCTCTAAGCGTTGCCATACCGTCCGTATCGAAATGATAAATTTCGTTTTCCAGGATAGCGAAACCACCCATATTGATAGAAACCAGCAGCTTTTCTTTTGCTTTTCCTCGAACCGTAATATTCGGGAATTGGTTTGTAAATGCGTATGTTGGTGTAATAACAGACAAAGCCATAACTTAAAATTTCCCGCAAGATAGTAGCAGGTTTTGCGGTAGAAAAGGACAGAAATCGAAGGGGCTTTTTTGCCCCGCTCGCCCCATCAGTGAAGCCAAAGCGAAACGGGAAACCCGCCGCGAAGCGGCGCGCGCCCAAAACAGGCCATCCCTACCCATCGCGGGCAAGTAGGCCAATCCGACATATAAAGTCATTATTTAGGCAACAAAACGCCTAAATTTGAATTGCTTTGTATGGTGTTCATTGATTTGAACAGGTTCAACAGTTGTAATTTCTTCGGTTTGTACTTCTTCTTTAAGTTCAACAATAAACGGAATGCGTGGATAAATCGTAAAAGTAACAGCCCATTCTTTATAAATTTCCATGGAAAGACTATTCATCCAGGCAATACGGCATTTTAAACCATTCAGGCACATATTAATGAGAGTCATTTTGCAACATGTTTCTGACAGGTCACCTCCGTAAAATGTTACATCTCTGTTCTTTTCGGCAGCAGCAAGAAAAAGTCTTCCACTGCCACAACAGGGGTCATATACATTTTTCCCTTCGATCGGATTGATTTTGGTCATTAATTTACAGATAGACGGGGGAGTAAAAAACTGGCCTAATTTTTCGTTATAGAAATATTTTTCAAAATATTCTCCTAAAATGTCTTTTAGTCCCGCTCCGTTGTTGTCCATTTCAATCACCAGTGCGGCAAATGCTTCTTTTAGGATATCAAGATCATCACGACCGTATGACTTTATTGTCTTAAAGTATAGTTCTTCTTGTTTCCCCATTGACAGACAACAAACGGCAATAGTCAGGAAGTCATTAAAAACCCTACTCCGCCCATATCGGGCGGAGAGGCTATCTATATAATTGGCAAATTTATCCACGTTTCGGCAGTGTTAAATCGAATGTATCAATCAGATTATCAACAACTTTATTTTTTCTACTAAACAAAGAAACGATATTTGTTTCTGTGTCTTTAGTTATAACGATTCTGTTTTCTGTAACTTCTACATGAACATAATCACCAATATTAAATCCGTAATCTTTCAGATATTCGCCTTTTAAGTTAATTCCTGCAGTGTAGTTATTCTGAGTAGGTAAACCGCATACTTTTAATAATTTAGTTAGCATTGCCCCCCCCTTTCTCTGCTTTTTCGACTTGCAAATTAGAAAACAAATAGGCTATCGGGAAAAATTCGTACGCTGTTTCTTCGGTAGGCTCTGTATTTTTTTCGGTTGCTTCGCCTGGCTTTGTTACATTTTTTTTCTTAGACCAAAGGATAAAAGCCTTTGAACCCTTTTTGATATTATAACCGCTTGCTTTCCATTGTGCAAACGTTTTAAACTCTGTCGCTCCACTTTCCTGTCTATACCATTCAGCAATAATATCATTAATCCGTATTGAAGACCAATATAAAAGTTGTTGCTCTGTTTCTGCTTTACTTAGTTGTTCTTCTCTGTATGCACGTGCTTTTACTGATAATTCGATTAATGCGGCTCTACGCACATCTATTTGTTTATTTAAATTAGATTTCATAACTTTGTCGGACTTTTAAAAGAGTATAAAAAATTGATTTTTAGCCCCCTGCATAGCTGTTACTATGTAGGGGGATTTTTTTAGGTTTATGCGCTAATAAGATCACGCATCTGTTTTTCAACTTCATCGATAGCCGTCGAAAATTCTTCTTTCCAGATATCAATCACTTTTTTAATACATTTCGGATTGCAACTTTCAAAACTTAAACCTTTAGCATCTGCAAGCTGTAGTTGCGCATTGTCATTATCATGAGAAATAGCGAAAAGGTCTAAACTTTTACGTTTTCCGGTCAATTCCTCATATTTAAGTGTCAAAAGGTGTAATTTCTCCGCTTTCTCCATAATAGCGGAAATAGAAACAGCTTTTTTATCATTTTTTTGTGTTGCACCAGGTAATTCAGGAGAAGGCAATAACGAAGTTTGTTTTGTTACTTCATCAGTTACTTTATTATCCGGTTTTGAAACTGTTAAAACTGCATTTGCAGCCGGAACGGCTACGGGCTGTGCGCTTACCGCGCTTCTTGCTTTTGAATTCATAATGTTACTTTTAAAAGATTAATAAAATAAGGGGGATTGCTGTTACAACCTTTTTCCCTTTTGATTACAATACAAATATACTATTTTTTAATGTGTTGTTCAATAGGTGATTATCTCTATTTGTACCTCAAGATAGCACCCTTATACATTTCATTTGACGACGGGTAAACACGAACCCTGTCAGGAATTAAAAGTTTTTTTCTGTCTATAGACAGAAAAAATGAAAGATCGTACCGCTGGCGGCCTTAGGGAAGGTCGTTTTTTGTATTTCAATTCCGTACTGTTAAAAAAAACAAACGGAATTGATTAGTAGTGTCTTATCGGTCGAAAATAACCGGCGGTAGCCGGTTATGAAGAGCGAACCCCGAGCCGTGCCCTATCGCGGAGCGCGGCCGGATGCGCACCCTTTTGCGGAAATATGCCTCGGAACCGCTCCCCGGGGCAGTCCTAAAACGATGTTCGACCGCGTTTTTCGTGCTTCAGGCACGAACGCAGTCAGAAGCGCATCAACTATAACAGCGGGTCTACGAAGCCATAAGAGCGGCGTAGTAGGTGATTGTATTTAATCCAGATACGTTTATCAACAGCATCCCCGAAGTGTGTCGCTTCTTCAGGCAGTACAGATTTACGGCGTTCACTGGTTTTGTCCTTTTTGAACTTCCCGTCGCTGCCTTCGATCACACGGGTATTATTCATAGAAATGAGGGTATATTTACATTTGCTGCCATTAAAGCGAACAGGAGTGTATCTGTTATCTGTTTCTTTGAGAACATAGGCCCACAATAAGTATTTGTCGTGTTGGGGTGGCTCCATGCCCTTATGTGTTTTCTGTTCCACGGTCCAACCACGGGAAATCAACCTGTCGATAGTTTGTTCATTGTAAGTCTTTTTGTTATCCGGACGTTTGGCATCACCGTATTTGTCACGATAGAATATAAGCCGTTTACAGGCATGGTATTCGTAGTAATCGCAGAACTTATCGACTATGGCGTTTATCATTACGTCTGATTCTTCCTGTGGTTTTACAAAGAACTCATTTATTATATTGTCCGTCTTTCTTAGCAGCTTGGTTACAAAATCGAAGTTGCGCTGTTGGGCGACAGAGAACACCGCAATTTTACTACCCCAATCAACCGACAGTTCAAGCGGCTGGCGCGGATCGCAATCCAGATCGGCACGGCTATCAAGGTTTGACAGCTTTTTCCAATCGAAATTTTCATTATCGGCAACACCACGGATATAATCGTCATTGGTTGCATTATAGTAGATATGACGTTCATCAATTGAGTAGTAGCAATCATCGACTTTATCCAGGAACAGATTCATAATTTCGACCATGAAGGTCATTAAGTCCATTGTCCTGTATTGAGTCATAATATAGGACATTCCCAGGTTCTTGATATTGTCGAATGCATTTCCAACCGAAAACAGAACGTTATCCTTTGAAACAAAAGGTGCAATTTTTTTCCGGATAGTAACGGTTTCCTGCCATATATCACGAAATAACCGGCTGTCTTTTTGTTCGGTAGCTTCTATCAGTTGCATTTGTAGTTTAACTATCCGGTTCCAGGTATCAAACAGCCGGATTCCGGCTTCTTCTTCATAGTATTTTGCAAACTCTATTAGCCAACGTTGTTCAGATGTATAGGGCATGGAAGACGTAAACAAAAGGCCGTGGTGTTTAAGTAGCGGTTTCTTTGACAGCCGACCGAATACATCTTCATTACCTCTGTTTGTGGGGGCTACTTCGGCATCGAACTTTTCTTTATCAAGTGTCAAGGCCTCGTCCGTTATATTGTAGTCAGCGTTTGGACCGCGGCTGTTTGTGTCCTGGGAAAGCAGAACAGCCGCATGTCCGTTAATGAAGCTGATGGCATTATCATACGAAAGAATTTTTTCGTAAGGAGTAAGGAAACCGGCCGGCGGCTTTTGGCAGACAACATAATCACCGGTTTTAGTTTTAGGATTATAGCGTTTCAGTCCGAATTTTTCCAGCAATTTGAATGTAGAAGGTAACGTCTTAGTAAGGGCCTGGCCGTATGTGCGCTGCGTGATCGTCGTAATGCCTCGCGGCATAATTTTGATATTATCGTATAGCTCATATCCGTTTTGAAAGCTCTTTCCGGATGCACGACCGGCGACGTGTACCTTTACTTTAGCGGGTAAAAGTATTGCATTGAACTGGAAAGGATTAACGGAAATTTCTTCGTCCCATTCGTTCATAGGTCAAGGGTTTAGGAGTTCATTATATCGGTAGCTTCGTTTTCGTCTATCTCTTGATAAGCGGCCTCTGTCAGTTGTTGTAATTCTGTTTTATTCAGCTTCGAAATTACATCGATCGGCACATTATAGTTATTGAGCTGGATATAGACGTTTGTTTTTTCTGCGCGGTGGGGGTCTTCGTCCTGGACAGGCTTTTCACCGATCACCGTTTTAAGGACCTTATGAGCATTCACCCATTCTTTGTGCTTGCCTTGTAATTTACATTCACGAATAAGTTCTAACAGGTCTTTTATTTGCCAGGTCTGCCAAAAATCAAAGTCAAATTCGTTGTTCATCTTAAACAACTCCGTAGCCATTCTGATATCCTGATATGCCGTGTTTCGGCCAATTCTATATTTTGCCTGTAACTTAGCGACGATCTGCGACCGGTCCGGGTGTCGGTCAAGTAAGCGGGATGCCTGTAAAACCCGATCGAGTTGTATTTGGAGAGCTGGCGATAATGGCGAGTTCTCCGGATCGAGAATATGCGCCATTATTTCTTCATATTTTTGATCTTCCAGTTTCTTTATATTAGCCATGTAACAGTTCTCTTTGTATATTGGTTATACACTTCAATAGTTCGATTTGGGCAGGATTGCTGCCGTTTCTTGCGGCTTTTATTGTGTCTGTGCGCAATTCTCCCAACTGGCGGAGATAGCCTTTATAAAAGGCTTTATGAACGTCGGTTCCGGGAGTGCCGATTTCTTCGATAAATTCGTCGGCTTCTTCGGATTCGAGTGCTAAAGCGATTTCAAACGGGGAAAAAAGCTGGTAGGCCATTTCCTCAATATTTTTAAGTTGTTCCGCGTTGAAATACATCGTTAAGGGTTTTAAAGTCAAAATCAAAAACTTGTGGGTCTGTGTAGATAATACCCCTTTCTACTTTGGGGTTGTCGGTTGCATTCTGACTACTGATAAGGGTTACTTTCCAGGCGTCGTTATAAATACAGGCTACTTTTGCATGAATGGAAATGCAACGATAATCGAAGTTTCGTACAATCATATCAAACGGCTTTGGTGATATCGTCCGGACGCGGTTGTCTATAATCAGGCGAAAGTCCTGTATTGCTCCCTGTTCTTTTCTCCGGATAATACCTTCAATGGTTTTAGGAGATATACCATAAGAGGACATTAGAATACTGGCCGGACCAGTCGTTTTCAGAATATGGAAAATAAGGCGCATACTGTTGAAATTACCAAAACTGTAAAAGTGCTTTGTTTCTCCTTGCTTTAGTTGGCCTATACTCTTGTCTAAAATACCGGCTACAAAAGTATCTTTAGCATCACAGGAAAGGCCGGAAACGGCAGGAGAAGGCCTTTGCAGGGCTTCTTCTGCCGCCTGACTAACCTGGCCTAAATCGATAGGGATAGCGGAATATAACATTAGGACAATTCAACGATTTTGTAACCGATTTTTTCAATGAAGGCAGTCAGTGTTTCGACCTTCTTTTCGTATTTGGCCCGTTTGGGGCCTTCGGGCATAGGATTAGGTTCATCGGCTTTCGTTACCTGCTGATAGTCCAGCATATTACGGGCACGGATAAGTTTCGTGTTTACATTCTTTTTCAGTTTTTTTAAATCGTCTACTGTCGCATTTTCTGGGATGGTATCATCTTCTTCGTCGTCACCATCAGTGGAAGTGTCCGCTTTTTGAACCTCGAAAATATCTTCGCTTGGGACTTCTTTGTCTTTTTCGAACTTGGTTTTGATAGTCCAAAGGAAATCCATACGCAGGGAAATGCTTTCGATCGTCTCGAATAAATCCTTTCTTTCTGCAACTTGTGTAGGTTCGTTTCCTTCGATGGCTGTAGCCTTGCTTTGAAGCTGGCGACGTTCTCCCATTAGAGCATAAAACTCGTGGATAACCCGGCGGATGATATCCGGATATCCCTGTTTATCACAAAGAGTCTTTATTTCTTCTTCTGTCTTTGCTTCCGGTTCAGGTTTAACCTCCTGTTCCGGTTTTTCATCATTAGCAGCCATTTCCGGTTTTGACCATAATCGGATAAATTCGTACATCAGTGTTGCTAGCTTCGCGTTTGCAAAGGCGTTCTCTTCGCCTCGTTTAGCGACATTAGCCACGGCAACGGGTTTATAGCCAGATTCTTGTAAAATTGCCAATCCTTGTTTAAATGGGCGTTTCTTGTCGTCAATCCATTTGATAGCCTTACTGCGGCATGATAGATAATCTTGGTTCATTCAATTAAAGTGTTAGTTAATAAATCAATCGGAACAAACGTACTGCGTTTTTTGCCGCGTATAAAGGACAAACAAAAGGCGATACAACGGGTATTGTATCGCCTTTAAAGGTTTGGTTAAAAGTAAGGTGGTTTATTCTGCGGGTACAGTTTGTAACAAAGAGTCAAAGTCACCGTCATAAACGCGTGGATTGTTTACTGGATAGATGAATTTCATGCTGCCACTGCGAAGGTCGGTTCTTGCTGTACCTGTAGTTGCTCCGTCTCCTTTGTCTCTCATGGCGCCGGTATCTTCGTCTCCCATCAGATATTTTTGTCCGTTGGAGTCCATTACCACAAATCCCATTTTAGCGTTCTTGGTAGCTCCCATTAATCCGAGCATTTCGGGGGTGATACCATTCTGGAAAATGTTAAGTTCGTATTGGTGGGACATACCACCCATTTCGCCTTGTTCGGTAATGGCAAAACTACCTTTGTTTTGTGGTAGGATGATAAGAGCAGCTTTTTTTCCAGGCTTTAAAACCAAATCACCTTCCAGTGTACCGGCGGCTGCCAAATCTACTGGTGATGTTGGTGCTTTCGGCCAGGATTTAGCATCATCATGGTAGAAGGCGGCAACCTTTACGATTCCGCCCGTGTTGTCTGAACAACCTAAGTCGGAATCAATATCTTGCAATTGTATACAAGTCTTATTCATAAGTTAATTTTTAAAGATTAGACATTTTCTGCAACGGGGGTCAAAGGCTGATCGTTGATACACAGTTCTGATGGGTGAATAGAAACAAACTGGCAACCGAATACATATTTCATGGCAGCAGTGAACAGGTAAGGATTACCGCTTGAAAATGCTTTCATTCCGGTAAGATCACTTTCCTTATCATAACCGTAGACCATGTTTTCTTTTGTAGTAAGCAATGCGAATTGTGAGCCTTCCGGGAACGCATTAGTACGGATGATCTGCACACGTTTGTTTGTTTTTTTGAGATACTGGATTTCTGATTCATCAGTACCTGGTAACTGGATTGTTTCGCTTTCCAACCAATCATCGTAATCGTCTCCCAAATCTTCAGATAAGAAAAAGATTGCTTTCTTTTTACGGAATGTTTTAGGCATTGCACGCCACATATCTAGCAGTTTTTGGCCTATATTTGTGGCATCCATTGCACCGGTGGCAAACATATTCTTTTTATCAAGAGAAATGTTACCAGCAGTTTTTTCTGTTTCTAAAATTGAACCCCAAGCGTCGAAAGAATTTTCCAGCTCTTTTTTTTCTGGATCACTGTCATACTTTGCAGTGAACAGTCCGTTGTGCAGGTCTTCGGATGCGATGTTAATACCGTGCTGAATAAGCCATACTTCGAACGGGTGTTTATTGGGGTCCAATCCACCTTTAACTTCAGTAATCCATGAACGACGATAACGCTCCGGTTCGTCTGCCATTTCAGCAACGACTGGGTAGACAGTCAAAGTACGTGGTACAATTTTCCCCAGATTGTTAGTGCCTAAGAAAACGCCGGAATATTTTTTCGAGATTGTACCGCCTTCAACTTTACCTAAAGTGATTGAATTGGTAATACCCGGCATAGGGGTACAATGTTTCAGAACGTCGCCAGCTTGTAAGCGGTCAACGGAAACCATTACATTTTTGTGTTTTACAACTGCGCCATTTACGGCAGAAATGTCAATAGGCTTTGTTAAATCCATAGTGGGTTAGTTTTGTTTAAAGAAATTGTTGATTTCATCAGGAATATAGTCCTGGGTTGTTTCGTGGGTATCTGTACCTAATTGGTTGGAAGGCTGAACGCCTGGGCGCTTATTCAACAGATTTTCTACGGCCGTCAGTTTTTCATCTTCGGTTTTGGCATCTTTGACGGTTGCGTCCAGTGCGTTCAGTTTATCCAGAACAGCCGAATGTAGGGTTTTGGCTTGCTCTGCCTCTTGCATCGCAGTATTGAAAGCTACCAACTGTTCAATAGTTAAGGTAACAGCATTATTTTGAACGTCGAAACCTTCGATATTCAGAACTTGGTTTAAGTGGGTAAATTGTTTGTCCATTGTTGGTTTATTTATAGGGTCTTGTGTGCGAACGCTTTCTAAATTGACGTCGTTCTTTGGATTTCGGGAAAGAAATGATCTAACACTTTTGGCGATATCTTCGATAAATTCTTTACTGAAATTTTTAGGGCTTGGCTCTGTTTCCTCTTCTCCGATACAGTCTTCCGGAAGTGGCGTTCCGTTACTGGCGAAAAGGGCAGCAACGCAATTGGAAACTTTCTGTTTCTTTTTGCATTTGGATTGAATGATTTCATCGACAAATCCGGCGTCTAAGGCTTCCTGCGGAGTAAGCCAGCGGGCATCTTTCATCATGGTAAGAACATCGGCAACGGCTTTTCCTGACTTTTCCGAATAGCATTTAGCCAATTGCAAAGTAGTTGCAGAAGCTAATTCCTTTTGTGTTTTCAGGTCTTCGATAGCTTGGTCGATTTGATCTTCGTTCATCTGTCCCCAATTATCAACCCAAACGGATGTTTTGTGTATCATGTATAAAGCATCCGAATTGATTGTTGATTTTTTGGCGTAAAGTCCCAGGAGAGTAGCGGCAGAAGCGTTGAAAGCGACATATTCGACAGTGACGTTTCCATGTTCAGCGATCTGATTACCGATAGCCAGGGCTTCGTTAACATCGCCACCGTATGAATTTACAGAAACAGTTATAGGGCCTTCTTCGCAGTCCTTCAACTGCCAGCGGAAGTAATTAGAACCATAACCCCAACGGTCGATAGTTCCGTTAATTTCAATGCGATTTTTGGGCATATCTATTTTTTTTGGCAAGTGTAGGCATGAAAAAAGCGCTGCAAAAGGACATTGCAGCGCTTTCAATTATGAACAAAAAGTATTAAATCATAGGGTTTTGGATATTGACACTTTCGTATTCGTCCTCACAAGAGAAGGAAAAAGACGTTCCTTTTAATCCCGATCGTGAAGAAGATGTATCTTTTTTTCGCTCAAAGACCAGGTGAACGCGGTTGCTTCCAGAAACAACCCAATTTCCTTCCGCGTCTTCGGTCGCAATGACCCAGGAACCGGAATCCAGTTGAGAAATGATCTTATCGTTATTTTCACTTTTACCATATATAAAGCCTGTTACTTCAATTTGGTAAACGTCCCCACTGTCTGATTCCTGTTTATTTTCCTGAAAACTGCCATCGGCGGGAAGGCAGGAGATACAAATGATATCATCCGTATTGGTAAGACTTAGAATCCGGCTGGCATCGGATGCAAAACCAATACCACGAAAGCTACTAAGAGGAATAGCCAAAATTTTTCGTAGGCCACCAGCGTTGTCGAATGGAAAATCAGTTTTCTTCATAAAGGAGTTTAGCTTGTGGGGTAATTGTCCGGTTTTTGGACATTTGGGACAAAATTATTTTATGAATTTTTTCGGAAAGTAGTCTGTCCGTCTCTTTTTCGAATACATTATTTCGCTGGCAATCTTTATAAATCGACTCAAACTTCCAAATATGTTCTGGAAAACCGAACTTTGATTGAAACGCATTAACACATTCTACGGCAGGCATTCCAAAACTATGTTGAGACGCACACCAAGAACGCATTAGGGTTTTTACTTTACTCTCAAAGTATTTGTTTAGGTCCATTATTGCTTGATTACTGAGATAGCAGCCATAATGTTCATAATCCTTTTCGTTGATCTGAAAGGTTAGAACTTCCGGATATACCTCTTTATTGATTGGCCTGTATTCCAGGTTCTTGGAATTACGCATCAAAAGCAATCGAACAATTACCATTACGCCTTTATCTCTATAAAAACGAACGGGCTTGCCATAGTTTTGTTCGATGAAACATTTAACATAAGGTTTACAGGGTAAGGTAACAGTAAAATTGTAAGGCATTTTTTAGGTTGTAGTTTAATTTTTGTACTTAAATTATTGAAAACAAAGGTATTAAATATTTTCTTGTGTTGGCATAAAAAACATAGAATATTATCTATGTTGCAAATACCCCCTTATGGGAAAGAGGTTATTTCCGCAGTGCTTTCGTGCTAAAAAAACGATATGTTTTATATACTGTTGAATATCAGCTAAATATGTCAGCACTTTTTTTGCACAAAGGATATTAGAAACAAATCATACAGAACAAAAACGGGTTTTATACTCGTTTTGTGCTAAATGTGCTGTTTAGTGCGGAAATTGTGCTATGTCAATTTATTGATATTTAACTATTTACAAATGTAAATTGCGGAAAAGTACAACCGCACTACTTTTATACCTTTTTTTATATAGGGGTATAATTATAAGTAGAAGAATAAAAAAAAGAGAATATAATATATGTCTCCTGCCTGTCGTTTTGTTACAAATAGCTGGCGATATCCATCAGGTATCGGAAGAACCCCCTGCTGTCGATCTTTCTTTTTGCGCGTTCTTCCCCGCTTCTCCTAACAAAATAAAATGTGCATCTGTACGCCGTCGATTTCACGCACAGATGCACCAAACGTTATTTTCAAATAAGGGGGGGGGCGGGGGAAAAGAAGAAAGAAAAAGAGGGAACTTCATGCGGCTAAAGCCGCACGAAGTTTAGAGGATAGTAAGCGTCACACATAAACTCGTGTTCCGGATAAAGTTTCTTTATACCTATGACGACAGCAATACCGCGAGCGGCCAGTTCATACAAGCGATGTGTTGTAATAGGGCTTTCGCGTAGGTTGTAAGAATAGGCCAGTACAAAGTATGTATTAACCAGGTCGTAATCCTGAGGTGTCAAACGAATGATCTTTGCGGCGTCTGCTGGTGTAATGGCGAACCCTAAGTCGATAGCGATACGGCCGATCATGGCTTTTCGTTCCTTCTCGTCCGGGCTTATGGCCACAATGATTTTATTTTGTTTTTTAGGCATAATATTCTATTGATTATTTGGTTGTTAATACGAAAATTGCTATCTTTACATCATGCTAAATTGGGGCATTATATACCATACAGGTAGGTAGCGAGAGACGAATATTTTTAGAATAGTCTTTGTCGCTTAATGAAAAGATAGTCATCAGTAAATAAAACCTCGTCAAAGGCCTGTTCTACCATATAAACGCAAGCTGTTTTAATAAACTTCTCCCAGTTCTTTTCCGGAATATTTTTACAAATGTCAAAGATTCCACCATAAGGGAGATTGTCCAAAAATACCTTCATCGCTGCATAATATTGTTTGAATGTTTCACCACCGGCTACTTTGTAGTCTATCACGTCTTGCATAGTATTTAACCGGAATTGTTTTAAATTGGATATCATAATAACTTCAATAGATTGCTAACTCCTGGAGTCGAAGCATAATATTACCAGCTTATGAAAAACTTAACACGATTACCTCCAATAAATCGAAACACAACAGTATATCCACGTTCTATTAATGTACGGTTCAGTTCTTCACGAATGTCTTCATCAACAATACAAGAGATGTTTTTCAGTCCTCTATTGGTACTGAATCTTACATTTCTGTCTATTTTTTCAAGAGAAACTTTTATCGCTTCCTCCACTCTGCTTTCTTTGTTTGCAGAATAATTATCTTCAAGAATTTTTGAACGCTTTTTTGCTTCAGTAGCATTAATCAATGTTCCCATGTCTATTATTTTTAGTTCAGAATTTACAGGATTTGAATTATTTCAAATAGGTTAGTAATTCAAGAATACATTCAGGAACATCGGATAATTGTACTTCTGGTATATACTGAAAATTGAAAGCATTATTTGTATGAATTTCTATTTCAGATAATCGAGCTCCGGACGGTGAACTGTTGCCAAAATCAAGTCCTGATTTGTACTCGACACATATACAGTGTCTATCATCTTTGGTAAAAAAGTACGTTTGATCTCCTGGATTACGAGTCAAGCAATGTACTTTAATCATTGCCTGCCGTTCTTTAATTTCAGATTGAAATTTTGCATAGCCATTGCGATAGGCATTTATTACCAATTTCCTGACCCTCATTCTATCTACAAATTCGGGAAGTGGATCACAAACCTTTTTGCTGTGTTTCAAGGCGGATTCTGTTATGCCTCTTTTCTTTGCCATACCTCACTTGTTTTTTAAGTTATGATTCAACAATCTGTAACGCCTGCATACATTCAAAAGAGAAAGTAGAATTTAAGGCGTCATACACTTCTTCCGGTATATCATTTTCATGTTCAAAATCACCTTCTATACCTTTTGCTCCAGTAGGTGTAGCGACATGTTTCTGGATAAATGTTTTACCATTAAGACAGACAGTCGTTGTCCAGCCTTTACTTGTTATTTCAATTGATATTTTATTTTCTTCCATGATTCAATTATTTTTAGTTTTGAGGGTTATAGCATTTCAAATTCAGCCTTTAGCTTACATAGATTTTCTTTTATCGCCACTTTTATAGTGTCTACAAGAAAATCACTTAGAACCATAGGTATAGGAAGTTGTCTTCTATACTTATCTTCATCAAATTCATCGTACTCGATAATTAACTTAGGGTTTGTACTTTCAAACTCTGGAGGCAATTTATCTTCCCCATTGGATTCACGTATATCGTTTATATACTCATTTTTATCATACTCAAAACAGAGCAAAGCCTTCTCGTGCTCTTCAATCAACTTGTTTAGCCGATTAGCTTCTTTTAGTCTTTCTTTTTCCATGCTTCAATTATATTTAAATTCTAAATCCGACACTTCAATATTAGTGACATTGCCCTCTGTTATATCAAGTTCTAAGAAGGAGCTATTGTCTTCTACAGATTTACACACTTCTTCTACTGTTTCAGAATCAGCTGCTTCAATCGTTATTGTTACTTCAAATGTTTTCATGACTCGTTATTATTTAAATTCTAAATCCGACACTTCAATATTAGTGACATTGCCCTCTGTTATATCAAGTTCTAAGAAGGAGCTATTGTCTTCTACAGATTTACACACTTCTTCTACTGTTTCAGAATCAGCTGCTTCAATCGTTATTGTTACTTCAAATGTTTTCATGACTCGTTATTTTTTAGTTTCGTACAGTTGATAAATAACTTTGTCAATAGAGCATGATCCAGTAATATCATGTCGTCTTTTACCTATATCGCTGGACTCGCAACCGATGGGGGCCTTGAAAATGCGATTGTCACATATCTCTCCTCGAACGGCTACTAACTTTACCGTCTTTCCCGTATCCTTAACTGGATGTTCAAAAATATCTCCTATTTTCATAATTTTTTAGTTATATGTTTATTGGTAAATTGACCGTGCAAAGTCCTTTCGGGACAGGAGTTCGTTGTAATACGACTCGTTGTCGTCGAAATAGTCGGAGCCTTCCGGTTCCGGATATTCCGGCGTATACCGGAAACCGATTTCTTTCGAGTTCAGGAGAAAAAGTAGTACACGGCGCAAAAACTCTGCTGTACCTGGTATTTGGTAGCGATGCATCAGGCGATATACACCATTATACATATCACCCTCTCCTATATATATGCGGAACTGTATTTCACGTGAAAAACTATGCGTTGTAAATCCCTCAATTCGCAGGTGGTCTTGTATTGCCTCCTGTACTTCAAACGGTATCGGGTAACTGTCCGAAAGAACATCTTCCGCTGCCAGCACCATGCTAATTGCCGAACGCACCATGCATGTGAAGGACATCCCGCCATGTATGGACATTTCGAACAATCTGTCGTATAGCGAATCGGACATATAAGTCTGTAGCCATCCTGAACAGGGAACCTTGGGGACAAACCGGGCGTGCATTTCTTTTCTAAGCCCGCGTTTTTCTCCTCTTCTGGCTGACAGAAAGGCTTCCATTAACGCATTTATCAGGTTCGACAGATACCCAAAATCGGTAAGGCTAAATATCTTGTCCTTATATTCCTCTGCCAATTGCAGGCCTCTGTGTTTACGTGGAAACACTCGGAGGACGGGAGGCCGTTCAACAGACACACGGCTTAGGATGCAGCGTACGATCCAACTGTTTTTTATGCCGTTCCGTTCATTATAGAGTCCTATGGCCAGATAGATCAAAGCTTCTTGCTTGTCTCTAAAGCCGAACTCCTTGACTTGCTTGTCATACTCTTCCGCCAGTACTACTGGAGCCGTATAGGTAGTATTGCAAGTATCTTGCATGACGAATCGTTTCTTTTTCATGATAAAACTTTTTATTTGATTTGTTCCCTGGCAAGGGATCGGAATCCGGTGTCCAGTTTTTTAATAATCTTGATAATGTATTTTCCTTTGAGTGGATGCCTTTTAGTGTATCGGTATTTTCCTGATTGATCGTTTATTAAATTCATGGAACATTCTACAAAACTTCTCATAGCCGCGGAACATTCTTTTAAGGCGGTTCCCAATGGGAAAATACTGAAACAAAACTCAGCGATCGGAACTGTATTAAATTCTTTGTTATCCATTATTTTAATTTTTTAAAATATCTATAACCGTTTGTTTGCCTGGTTGATAGTTCGACTTTTGTATAATCTGAGGAACTTCGGGGAGTTGTCCAATAGTGAAGTATTCAACGCCATTGCTTTTGTCGTCCAAGTCAGGCTTTCCATCCGCATCGATATACATAGGCAATCCGGAAATAGCATCATATCGGCCAGGGTTGAAGATGTAACCGCGAAGTTTACAATACTTTTGTAACTTCTTTTTGAATACAGCTGCCGAACAATACTTCCGTTGTTCCGGCGCATATTCCAAGTATGCGTCATACAGTGTTTTTCTTGGAATACGATCATTAATTCGTGATACATCAGAGAAGTATTCATCGGCCCATAAAAGAAAGGTTTCCCCGACATCTTGCCGTAATCTTCGAATTTCCAGACGTTCTCCAGGAGACTCAACAACTCCGAACATTAGATAAGCACGAACACATTGGGCCATGAGGTTCCAATGTAAATTCCATTGTTCGAAGTCCCATTCGTCAAAAAACATTGTTCCAAAATCGTGTATAGGCTTGTGTTCATTATTGTAGAAGTCTGAAAAAGCAATAAGCCACTGCCTATCTAAAAAAGAAGATGTATCACCGGATAAAGCATGATTGGTTGTAAGATATATTTTAGGTGATACCTGAAAATTGAATGTTGCTCTGCTACCTCCTTTATAGTTTACTTTCCAGTCGCCTGTAATGTTTGCAAACAGAAATTCGAAATCGAAATTTTGCCTAACATCATCAATGAAACAACAGCGCATTCCCTCTACAAGATCATTCCATAGAAAATTATCGCTTGCCATATCTTTTGATTTTCCGTTGATAAAAAATGTTGGCATCAGATATTTGAACATTTCGCCGACAATCGATTTTCCGGAACGTCCGTTTGAGGCTCCGACCTCGGACTGTTTGCCGTCCATGGCAACAACTGCGCGTGAAACGGAGCGGTCTTTAGCTTCCATCAGCATGTAGCCGATGGCACACATCTTGGCAATAAGATGAACTTTATTGTCGTATAGGTCTTCTTCTGAGATGCTAATATCACTTTTACCGGTTTTCTCTATTTGTTCAGTCCTTAATTTTTCCTTTCGCCAAGTGAAATTGCTGGTGTTTATCAAGAATTGCAGGAAATTACATTTTTTGCCTGTTTCAGTTACTTGGTAACTAAATTTACCGGTATCTGCGTCCTGAGTTATATTTATGAGTGAAGGTGACTTTTTTGCGTCAAAGCTCTTTTTTTGATTCCCCCAGATGTGTATCTGAACTTTAGTATAGTCAAGTTCGTTAATACCGTCCTTTGTAACTTCCCAGCAATTATTTTCAAAAAAAAACATTTGTCGGTTGCGGGATGGTGTATCAAAATTCGGCTGAAGAAAATCAATATTAGAGAGTTTGTCCGGTCCGAGATATTGCGGCCCACCTTTATACAGCATATTTAATACGGCTTCGCTCGCTATAGACTTAGTAAAGTCTGTAACAAAGTCCCTAACGTCTGTGGCTTCTATCATTTTAACTATTGGTGGGTCCAGGTGTATTAGCGCTGTCGTCCCGTCGATCTTGCGATATCGGCCAAAGCCCCTATTTTGGAGAAAACGAAAACATCGGGCATAGTTGAACGAATAGACGGAGTATTTATCTCCGTTTCTGTTTTCCTTTTCGATTTCTTCCCAATACTGTTCGTCAGATTCCAAAGGTTGTGCTGAAACAAACTCGCCAAATTCATTAAATTTCCAGGCATGTTTACCGATGCGAAATTCCGGAAGGTTTTTAAGTATCTCTTTGTGAGCTTCGGCAAACTTGGCTGGATGGTTTAAATGCCAATACTCTTCCAGTTTATGATCTGTTACAGACGTTATTTTATATAATGTCAGATACTTACCCGTTAGATTCTTGTTACATAACAATGTGTTAAGATCATTCAGGATAGTTTCTTCTTTACCTTTTAACGTATTTGCTAAAAGATCATCGATGCCTTTGTCATCAACTTCATTTTTATTGACATGTCCAAAATATAGTTCAATGAATAAATTCCGGCTTTTAAGAGAACGGCAGTATTCCTTAAAATTCCGGACCGCATAAAAGAAATTACGTGGACGTTTTTCTACCTGATCGTTGATTTTTATATTGCTGGAAATATCATTCCAGTCTGCATCGAGCAGGAAACAAACTTCTTTGACATGACATCCCTGTATAATCCGGATTAAGTCTTCGGGTAAACGTCCCTGTTGGCCTAAGTTCTGTATTCCGGATATGGCTACGGACATTACCCCATGTTTGCAGGCTTTTTCAGCTTTCTTTTCTCCTTCTTGAATGAAAAGCATGTCGATCGATCGGCCTTCTTTATAGGCTTCGCGTAATCGTTCCGGGATATAAATATGTGTACCACCACCATAAGGAGTTTTATACTTTCCGGCTTTCCCGGCTTTATCCAAATGTTCTTCCGGAAACTGCCAGCGAACTCGGTAATAGTTTCGCCTTTTATCGGTAGGCTGTTTTTTATTATCTAAGACGAAATAGGACACAGGATAACCGTCCAAGTCAAAATATTCAATAATGGCATCATCACCGGCCGGATCGATTTCTCCCCGACTATCAATAGTCCCTTTGCGGAACGTTTGCCATTTTAAACAGGTCTTTTCCTTATCCTTCCGGAAAACACTTGCCATCACATCTTTGGGAGTTAGTCCGGATGCGGTCAACATGCGATTACAGAAACAATCGCCTTTTTGTGAGGTGACTTTTTTAGTTGTTTGCTTTTGCTTTTTGGGTGCTTCTTCTGGTAAAATATATCCTATATGTTTAGCCAGGTATTGCAGGGCATCAGGATAACTCATGTGTTCCCCCTTCATCAAAAAGTCTATAGGTCTTTTTCCGGATAGCTCATTACAGGCGAAACATTTAAAAACATGTTTTGACGGGTTGATTTCCAGTTTATTTGCACCACACAAAGGGCAGGTTCCAACAGAGGAAACCGACCCAGATCGGTGTAGTGTTACAAATTCGCCGATTACTTCAACCAGTTTGTTTTCTGTGCCTTCCAGGATTTTTTTTGCATCATCATCAGGAACATACGACATAATTAGTATAGTTTTTCGAGTTCACGTTTTAGTTTTACAATTGCCTTTTCTGCATCTGATCTTTTCCCGTCGGCTTTGACAGCCAAATAGGAACAAAAGCAGTCGTCTAGGATCTCGGCTTCACGGGGGGATATATTTTGTATGATTATTTGGCCGCGTAGGTCTTTCTCTATATACATAGGATTTTTTCTTATTAAGGAAAACAACCCGTGTTGTCGTGGTGGTTTCCCGGATTAATACTATATCTTTCATTAAAAAGGAAGATTATTAATAACGGTGGTGTTTTTGAGCTTTAGTAAATTGAGATTTATAGTGTAACTTGACATAACTATTTATTTAATAGGTAATTTGAGTTTTTGATGTGTTTTAATAAAACTACGTTGAAAATGCCTGGCATTGCACAAACACCCCCATAGAGGCACGGATGTTGTGCATTAGCATTCTGCCGAAGAATGTCCGGGGGAATTAATTCTTTTTCCATATTTTGCTAAACTCATTCAAAAAATTATCTAAACTTTTATCTGTAAGGGATTCCCGCTTGTTTTGGAGGTCTAATTTTTCCGTGACTTTGGAGAAAAGGGTAATTGTTGAAGCTACCTTGCTGAAAATCTCTTCTAAAAATTTGCAGTTGATAGTATTACTCAGGTCTAAGTTTACACCAGAAAATTCGACGCTAAATTTATCTGGTTCTTGCTGTTTAAACCTTAAACCTATTTGATTTATAGAACAAGCATCTTTGCTGAATAACGCCTTTTGGTCAATTTTTGCAAATAGGCGATGTTTTCTAATATTCTTAGCCGTGATTTCAATGTTTTGTTCTGACAATTCTTCAACGATAATATTTAGAATTGCTTCGTCTGACTTTGATAGGGGAAGATTTGTAATCATAATACCAGTGTTTAAAATTTAATTATTTGAATTTGTTGTTGTTCCAAAATGCGACCATTTGGGCCACAGTCCGGACACCGATTTTTCGTTTGATATTTTCCCGGTGGTTATTCACCGTTGGAAGGGATAGGCTTAATTCTTGTGCTATTTCGTACCCGTCGAAACCATCGACGATTAGTCGGAATATATTCATTTCTCTTTGTGTTAAATTTGTATTGGGTTCAGGTTTGCATATGATACCTTCGTCCAAGCATTCCCCCCGCAGCGGGCACCTGACTTCTTCGAAACAAAAATTACCACGTCGATCGATGTCGAAACAGTATTCGTCAAGTTCTCCGAAGTTACAGCGTGCAAACCTTTTTACAATTGAAAATTCATAGAACAGCCGGTTTCTGCTTCGAACTGTATAGAGTTCACATAGCCGGTCAAATGCTTTGGGGTATCGTTCGGAAATAGCTTCCATCATCCAACCTATTAGGTCCCGATCGCTTTCTTTCAGTTTGCGTAACGGTTGGTTCTCTATATGATACATAATGTCACCATTGGGTACATTGTAGAACTCAACGTTATAGTAACGAATACTTACTTGGCCTTTCATTGCCATGTGAATTTTTGGTTGCATAATTCTTCCAACTTGCTTTGTTCCAGTTTGGAAAATTTTTCGTGTCGGAGTTTGTAATAAAAAGAAGTATAGGCGATTCCGCTTGCAGAAAGAAAGCCGTCGCGGATGCTCGTTTTTTCATCTTCTGACAAACCTTCGTAATAGTACTTAAATACTATTTGATCTGTTTTTTTGGTGTTTTCCATTTCAATACAAATTTTAGTGCTATATTTATACTGCAAACGTATAAAATAGTTTCGTTCGTGTAAAATAATACATCTTAAAAAGCTACTATTTTATATTTATTTAATGATTTAGCTACTATTGTTATGTTTGTACCAAATAAAATTGAACGATTACTAGAAGAACGGAAGGTGACTAAAGTCTATCTTGCCAAACAGATAGGTATTAGTGTTGCTGGATTAAAAAAAATGATAGCAGGAAACTCTTTACCTTCGGTTGAGAAAGTTGAAAAGATCGCTGATTTTTTCAATGTTCCTATGGATTTCTTTTTTGATAGAGAAGCTGAACGAATTTCGGTAAACATAGGACATCAGGTTTCCGGGACAGGGAATATTACAGGTGACATTTCCTTGAATGAATGCCAAAGAGAAGTGGAACATTTAAAAGAGATCATTAAAGAAAAAGATAAAATTATAGAAGAGAAAGAGAGGGTTATACAACTTTTGATGAAGAAATAATTCTACTTCAAACCGGGACAGCATTCGAGACAATCATTAGAAATTTTGTAACAAACAATTGTAGAGAATCAAGTAGTTATGAGCGAAAAGGTTTTACAAAAAAGTCTTCTCATCCCGACTCGGAAAAAAAGGGTAGGAACAAACAATGTTCTTACCCTTTTTTTAGATGTATGTCTAGTCCTAAAATAGCGTTACACCAAATTAAGTAACGAAATGAAAAAGTCAGAAACCAAGTACATTAGACGTACACAAAAGGATTACAGCATGTCCTTTAAATTATCAGTAGTTCAAGAGTATGAAACAAGCCGGCTAAGTATGGAGACTATTCAGCGTAAATATGGCATACAAGGAAGCCATACATTAAAACGTTGGATTGAAAAATATGGTAACTTTGACGTGTCAAACAAATCTCATTGTCCCGTGGAAAAGAGTAAGGAACAGCAACTGCTTGAATTGGAGCAGAAAATAAAGTTGTTGGAGCGCAAGAACGCCCGCCTGGAGAAGGAACTCGAATTAAAGGATATAAAAGCCGAATTCTTTGATATGATGATAGATATCGCAGAAAAGGAATATCACATCGATATCCGAAAAAACTCCTTTCCCGAACAGTCCTCCAATACAAAGAAGAAAAATCCGTAA